ATGAAGGGTTTTGTGCTGACATTATCATTACTGATGTTATCGGTAAACGCTATTGCTGCCGGGAAGATAGTGACCGTCAGTAAGTTTGAGTTTGGCAAACAATGGGCATTTAATCGAGAAGAGGTGATGTTAGAGTGCCGCTCAGGCGGGGCTTTATTTGTGATAAACCCAAGTACATTAGCCCAATATCCACTCAATGATGTTGCGAATGAACAGATGAAATCGGGGCATGTCCTGGCAAAACCGTTAGATATTTTATTATTGGATGACAGTGAGAAGCCGGGCCAAAAGATGAGTTTGGAACCTTTCCTACAGCGCGCCACGACTTTATGCCAAAAGTAAACGCGACAATTTGGGTGGATACAGATATTTGTCTCTATTTAGCAGATAATTACCTTGTTCAGTTTATGAGCTGATTTTTACTACCCCAAATAGTTTGCAACCGTGATTAATTAATTCTGTTGCTAAGTTGGCGAAACACATGTACTCGACTATTCTTAGAGAGTACGGCTGAACAAGCCTACGTTAATGCCAACTTTTAGCGCACGGCTCTCTCCCAAGAGCCATTTCCCTGGACCGAATATAGGAATCGTATTCGGTCTCTTTTTAACATGTTGATTTTAATGGTGTTTTTCTGATTCTCCCGAAATCCCCCGAAATTTCCCCGAAATCCTATACTCGGCCTAAATCTCAACCCACTCATTTTTACGTGAATCCAGGTATACATTCGTCATTTTCATCGATTTGTGTCCAAGCAATTTCTGTGCAAATTCCTTACCGTATTCCGCTTCATAAAGACGAGACGCCAAGCTGCGGATCTCGTGAAAACTGGGCGGGGATATTTCATAAACCAGATCGGTTGCCTTCAATGCTTTAACAAATGCTTTGGTGAGCGAGTCCGCATTTAAGGCTCCGGGTTTTCGGCCTGAGCTTTTACTGGATGAGCTGATGAGATATTCACTTTTACTGTTATTCAGGCACTTTTCTATAATGTCCCCAACGTTAGCGTTCATTATTTCCAACCGTAAAGAGAGTGATATAGCAATTTGATTGCCGGTCTTGCCCTGAATGACCCAAAGTTTGCCGTCATGAACATCGCTTCTTTTTAATTGCCGTACATCATCACGGCGTTGTCCGGTAATCAGCGCTAACACCAGGCTGAGTTGAACCCAGTTTTGCTGTTGGCTGGCAGCCTCATAAACCTTGCAAAAGGCAGCATAGTCGAGCCGTTCCCGCTTAACTTTTGGTGACGGCGTGCGTGTTGCTTCCACTGGATTGCTGCTAATTAAACCATCAGCTATTGCTTCGCGAAAAACATCAGACAAAACAGAACGTAGATTTACCGCCATCGAACTTTTACCATTATCGACATAGGCATTAATAAAATCTGCAATATGCTTGGTGGTCACAGTCTCGATCGGCCTCTCGCCAAATTCTTGCTTAATATATCCGATTTGCAGGACTCTCATTTTCATGGTGTTCTCAGCCAGTTCGCGACGCTTTAATAGTTCTGAATAGCGCTTTAGCCAACTCGCTACGGTATTAACTTCAGCTTTAGCCGCAGGAGTTGGGGCAGGGGCTTGCAATCTTTCAAGTAGGGCAACTGGCTGAAAATTGGATTCAATATAGTTGTTAGCCTGAATGGCCTGAGATATGGCATCCCTCCGGGCGATTTGCCCTAAGGATATTTCGGAACCAGTTATTGGGTTGCGCCAGCAAAATGATTTCTCTCTACGCCGATATGTCAGATTTCTTGGCAAATTGGCATCATACTTTTTTGGCCTCTTTGCCATGAATAATTCTCTCTATCAGTGACGAACTTGTGCAGGGGGATGTTTTAAGTATTTCTTTTGCCAGCCGATAGCTTTTAGGCTGAATATAAATCGCACCTGGCTGTACCCGATATTCCCGCCCATGTTTTTCAGGGGCCGGATAAATATTGCCACCTCGCGCCCAGCGCTGAAGTGTCTGGGGCGTAGGCTGCTTGCTGCGATAAGTTTCTTCCGCCCATTCTTCTAATGTCAGTAATTTGGTCATTGGTCTTTCCTCAGTAGGAAAGGGCGCAACGATGCTGCGCCCTATTATGGTCGTTTGGTCTGGGGTGGTAAGGGGCTATGTTTTTAAGTGGCTATGATCTATATCGTCAACGACGATAATCTTTATTACTATTCAAATCATAGCCTGTTCAATCAATGGCGATACATGAACTTTCCAAGAGTTAATCAGTGGTAAACAGGTAATATGATAAATAAGCCAACAAGCATACACAGTTGTAGGGTAATAGCAGTCGCCAGCAGATAATTTTCCATGAGCCATCTCATGGCGGAGAGCTGGACCTGGCTTGTAGTTGAATAGCAAGTCGATTTCGTTGATGAGGTCTACACCAAATATTTCTTCAAGTTGTGGCCGAAGAGATTCTAATAATCCAGATAACGAACGGTCTTCCTGAAGTAGGTCAGGCTTTATCTTTGAAGTCTCTCGATTAGCGTTCAGTAGAACGTAACGAAGGGAGTTTTCTAGTTGAGGTATAAGTAAATAAGAAGCCGATGCATAGTCACCTTGCCAAAACCGTGTGAAGCCCAAAGAGAATAAATGTTCGTGACCTTGCGGTACAAATGGACTCATATCGGCAATGGGGGCAAAGTGGCGTTGCTCCAGAGGAAATCTATTCATTACATTGAGCCGTGCAGGTTCGATAGCACCACCTACAATATGGTGACGCATGATATCGAGATATTGAAGTGATTGTTCCTTAAACCACTCGCTGTCAGGTTCTATTCCGCGGGGAGTTACTGAGCTTTCAGCATATGTCTTGCCTTCGCGATCTACATAGCTTGAGCCAAATAAAGAACCAAAAAAGCTATTCTTCTGATTTTCTAATGCTTGTTCGCGCAATGTGCTAACTTTTGGAGAAAATGATAGGAGTGCGAACTCGAGTAAGACATCGGGAAGAGTGAGATTTGAGAACACTTTTATCGTGCCCTGTTGCTCTTTTGATAAATCCATTGGCACACTGAATTGCCCTTGTTCGTCTAATGCAGCATCTTGTAAATCACGTAACTCCACCCGAAGTAAATCGATTCGCTCCTTAAAACCTCTCGCGGCTCGAAGTTCACCGATAGCTTTACGGGTCCAATATGCTTTTGCTAATGCAGTACTAACCTGGTCTCGCATCCTTAATAACTCTTCTACTGACCGTCCCTGACAGCGTCTCTGAGCTATGGTGTCGTTAAGTTTTGAATAACCTTTGACCGCTAAATTCCAAACCTCCCGAAGAGCCATAGGATAGCAATTTTGATCTATGTTTTGAGCGGCCAATCTCTCGGCATCTGAAGCAACTTTAGACCACTCAACTAACTTATAGCTGGTTCCTAACTCAGCTATTTTCACGAAAGCCACATATTGGTTTGTTGTGAGTGCTCGCTCATACATTACCTCGAAAACATTTCCGATCTTCTGGGGTATGTAGCCACGTTTTTGCGAAAGTGCATTGATCTGAAGCGAGCGATGAAACAAATTAATAATATCGAGTATAGAGTCTTCTTTTTCATGGAATTGAGATAGAAACTTACCGTCAAGACGTTGTTTAATAGTGTCACAATAAGCTTCTACTGCTGCAACTGCGGCATCTCTACATTTTCGGTTGTTATACCAAACAACATCGGCTACTCGTGCGCGAAGAGCTGGATGGGTTATCTTATTTACAATTTTTTCTAGAATTTCATTTTGCTCCCCACGAAAATCACTTGCTATGTATGACCGGTTATTCGCCCCTTGCCATTTTGGACTCCAAGGTTCTGCCGGATCTTCTACTCGTAAATGTAGTGAGCAGAGAACTGCAAACAGATGATAGCTGCGCTGTGCATGTATGTTGTTAGTGGACTCGGCATCTTTTGCTAATTTGAATAGTGATTGAGCCATAGCGTAATCTTCGCATTGAGAAAAGTCCTTCAATACTGTTGTTAAACCTATGGCAGCTAGATCGTCAGTACTTGCAAGTACCAATGTAGTATTTTCTGAAATATAATCTTCATTATTTTGGGGGGATGTATTACTCAAAAATTCGTCCTCCTTTCAAATTCCTACTGTTTTTATGCCATGAATTTTTATTTTCAACTATTTTTTCTTGTGCTAATACTCAAGAATGAGTTAATAGGTAGGAGAAAGTCCGTGTGATAGCAGGTTGAAAAATACTGAGTGTAATTTTAACCTGTATCATCGGCACAAACTGAAATTATTAATATAGAAACTATTATTCATTTCTGAACTCTTCGAGACTATTTATTAACTGTTGTTCCTGTTTTGTATATTCTAACCAAAAAATGGCGAGGGGATATAGTTTGGATGGGTAGAGTTTCCCGCTTTTTTATTGGTCATTGGTCAGTCCTCAGTTTATTTTTTCGAAATCGATTACCCATACCCACGGGTTTTCCTCTACCACTAAACCTCCCGAATTAACCGGTTGATAATGTCTCTCTTGGAGGGGATGCGAAGTTGGTGTGCCAGTTGCCATGCTTTGCGTTGGCTCTGGGTTTTATGTTCTAGCATTTTGCGGATAGTGGTCACCGGAATGCCGGTGTCACTGGCAATCAAGTTTTCATTGTGGCCAGCGCGGTGAAACTGATAGATAGCCAGTAAAACTTCCAGTGAGTAGCGTTTACGAATACCGATATCGACCGTATTCACTTGAGATAAGCCACGCCATCGTTCATCACCCGCATAAATCGGTTTTGGCATCGGTCGATAGGGATTACCACTGCGGATCTCTGCGCGGGAGCGCATTAGCCAGATGATGCAAGCGGTGTAGTCGCCCCGGTCATCTTCCTTAAAATAGCAGCCGTTGCTTAGGTTCAGTTCCTCATCCATCATGCGGCTTCCTTTTGTTTCTGCTCTAATTCCCAGTCTTTGACGATTCGGGTGCATTGAGCATGTACCTGGCGGGCGCTGGCGATCCCAAAGCCTTTGACGACATTAGCCAACATATCCGGTGTTCGACGGACAACATCAAATAACGAATGGATCCCCGCACGGGCCAGCAGTTCTAAATGTTGTTCTTTCAACGGCAGGGTTTCGGTAAGTACGGTTTCTGCCCACTCAGCCCGCTTAACTAAGTGTGGGTGAGTAGGCTCAAGCAGATCACGAATACGTTGGGTAACTGCGGGTGTTAGGCCATCCGGCCAGTTCTGTTTGAAATCATCAACCATCGGATAGACAGGTAATGCCCACTCATTGACCGAGACAATCAGGCCAATACCGCTGGTGGAACGGATTTCAATATGCCAGTCAATATCGTTAATGAGCTGCATATCGTAATCACCAGAGCGGAGTTTCAGCCCCCATTGGAAGGTATAAAAGTAAAACTCAGTGCCATTATTGCCACGATAGTAGGTTGGCTCGACGTCACCATCCATACGCTGGATCCGGTTGGTGAGGTCAGAAACGGCATTATTCAATTGGTCATTAACATTGACCATGACAGCCAGTTTGCTGGTTTTTTCTGCTACCTCTTTTTTGTATCGCCGGATCTCCGTTAATTGCTGGTTTAACAGGGTTCTTTTGTTCTCCAGATCATCTTTCAGGCGAACAATCTGGATTTTCATTTTTTCAGGATTCAGTGATTTCAGCCGATTCACTTCAGTGGCCAATACTCGCTGATCAGAAAGTGACAGGTTGTATTTGGCTGAAATACTGTCTCGCTGGGCATGGGCTTCAGCCACCGACAGTTCAGTATTTTCTATGCGTTCCTGTACCTGTGTTAACGCCAGGGATTTGGTGGTCAGGTCGTTCTCAGTTTTTTCTAACCGGTCGAATAACAGGTTGTATTCGTCAGTCTCGATGTTGAGTTGTTCAATACACAGGGACTGTGCTTGGTTGAGTAAAATAGTCGCGCTCTCTATAGAGCGCTGTGCGGTGCCGGTAGTCTGCTCAATGGCAAGGTCTAACTGCGCCCGAACGGGGCGCAGGGATGACTCCAGCACACTGGCTGTGGTGGCCTGTGTGGTCATAATGGGTTACCTGTGGGATGCCTGCCGGGGCAGGTGATGAAAGGTTATTGTGTGATAGAGAAATAGCGGATCCGGCCCGCTTTCACCGCGTGGTACAGGCGGTTAACTGTTTCAGTCGTAAGCTCAATTCCTGCCGCTACTAAATCAGCATCAATTTGGGCAATCCAATTAGCTGGCTTGTCTATTGTTGCCGCATTTGCCGTTTTACCTAGTTGGTCAGGAAAACTCACCGATCCCGCAGGGTGCAACGGCTGATGGACTGTTGCATCCGTACTTGCGGCGACTGTTTCTGTAGTGGTCACTGGCGCTGCCTGTTGTTGTTTTTTCAATTCATCAAGCCGCAATGCTTCCTGCTGTCTGTGCTGTTCCTCAATCTGTTTTTGCCGGGTAATGCGTTGATCAATCATCAGAGCCAGATGTTCGTGCTCAAGGGAGATTATCTGGTTGATGTCAGCAAACAGATTTTTATAAGCCGGTTCAATATCAGCAAATAACGCTAAATTGGCCTGATACTTCTTGCCTAATTGATTCGCGGCTATTTTGGCGCGGGCCAGTTCATCGTTGGCGGCACTTTGCAACGAGGTGAGGGTTTTCTTGCCTTTGATAGCCGTGGCAAAGTCAGCCGGAATAGTGGGTAGGGTGACAATAGCTAACTGTTTATTGATATCGGTAATGTGCTCAGCAAGAGCGGTTTTTACCTTATTCAGTATTTCAAGGCGAATAGCTTCTTTGCGCAACTTAACCAGTTTTGACAAGTCCAGCCGCTTATTGCGCATTTCATCACGCAAGGTATCGATGGTGCGGAACAGTAAATCAATCTGTTCAGTTTTTGACAGCGCCTGCTGTTTAATCAGATCAAGTTCTTTCTCGGCTTTTTCACAGAATTTAACCGTTTCTTCTGCGTCAGCGAAGTCCTGATCGGTCACCAGATTGGTATTGATGGATTGAATAAAAGCCAGCGCCTGATTCTGGTAAACCGTCAGATTTGATTCTTTTACCGCGCCCTCTATTTCCACCAATAGGGCAGGGAGGCGCATTAAGGCTTTACCTTGCGGGGTATCTTTTATCTCAGGGGCTGTGTAACCGTTCAGATCCTGCTCAAACTGCTGCCAGCCCGCCAATAACGCTTTGCGGCGACCCGGTACCGGCAGATACTCCATCCACACAAAGTTATCTTCGGTGCCATCCGAGACTACAAAAATGACCTTTTCAGACTCACTCACCAAAAGCTGCTGTTCTAATTGCCAGTAATACTCAGGCGGCAGCTCTTTATCTTTCACCGCCTGTGCCAGTGTGGCATTCCACATTTTGTGTTCGAACAGCACATCTTCCATCATGGTCATGCCATCGAAGGAAGCCAACAGATAGCCATCATCATCGATGGCCGTGGCGGGGAATAATTCGCTGCCAATAATGGATTCTACGATAACCCGCGCCGTGGCTTCCTGCGCGTGGCCTTTATCAAACAAGTTGGTTTGAACCCAATCGCTGATTTCGCGTTCCGAACCAGTGGCTTTCATGTTTAGCAATTCATCGCGGCGCATTTTACTGGAGGCGGCCATCATTACCGGAGCTTCGCTGGCGGTGAAATGGCGACTGCGTAGGGCGTGCCACTCTGGCGTGCCTTGTTGGACATTAATGATTTGCATCTTCTGCCTCCAGATGTTCGATAGTTTTGATTTGAGCCGAGGTGAGGGTGTATTTGCTTTCGATGGTGTTGATGATTTGCGCGGCGGTTTTCTTGCCTTTATTGATCAGTGTTGTCCAGTCAGCCAGTGCGCGTTGAAATTGCTCGGCACTGTATTCTGGTAGTGCCTGCGGCTGGCTTGGTGGCTGGTTGCCTTGGCTGTGTTCTTTAGTTTCATTCACATCAAGACTTTTACCTTCCATTTCCTCTGCTGTTGGCTGCTGACCAATTTCCGGCCACCCTTTACGCAGCGCCTGCGCTTCGGCACACTTGGCTAATTGCCCATAAGGCCGCTTTTTCCACATGGCATTGGGTGCTTGGGTATCGCGGCCAGCGGTGGCGTAGTTTTCCAGCCAATACTCTTTTGCACTGAACTCCACGATAGTGCCGTTAGGCATGAGTTTGCTTAGGGTGTATTTGCACCACTGAGGGAAAGTGATTTCTACCCCGTTAAAGGTTTGCGTCAGGTCAGGGCCAAACTCTGGCTCCTGTGCTCCGGCATAGTTACCAGAGCGGTCAGCCTGTATGCGATATAACCCAACACCGGGCATCACCACATCGCGCATTTCATATTTACCGGTTAGCGCATCTTTCACGCTCATGGGAACTAAATGAACGGGCTTCATCAGTGGATCTAACTGGCGGGCGCGGCAATAACTGACCGCCATGATGACTGAATCATCTTTAGCGCCAGGGTAAATACTATTTTTCAGCGCGTTCCACGTTGGTTCGTCAATATTCAACCCCACCACGGCGGGCGGGAGATTACTGGTTGTTACTGCTTGGGTGGTCATTGGTCAGCCCTCAGATTTTGACAGCAATAGCCAGAAACATGAACGCGCCTAAAACACAGGCGAAGAAGAATTTCAGGCCAGATTGTTTGGGATAGCGGTGGATGTTGTCGCTGGTAACGCGGTGGCGGTATTGGAGTTTCTTGATGAATTCAATAGTCATGGTATGCTTTCCCATGGTTGGGTTTGGTCACTCAACCACGCTGATAATAATCCTCGTGGTTATTGTTCAGTCCTCAGTAGGTTTGCGGTTGGTCCCGCACTCCTGGGATAGCCCCGGCTTAATCGCTGGGGCTTTTCTCTTTATTGGAGTTGGTGGTTTTTCTCAGCGTCTAATTCCATTGCTCGTTCTGCTTTGGCAACCCGGAGAAATATTTCCTCCTGTACCTCATCCAGATAGAGCTCCATCGCGGCGGTTTCGGTAAACGAAGCAAGCTGGCCGGTACCTGCACCAGCAACATGGCAACTATTTTTAATTGCAGATTTAAAAGCATTGAGCATTTTTGAGTGCTGACGTAGAAACTCAATCCGCTTGCCTAATTCCTTTTGCTCATCAGAGTCCGAAATTAATAGGCGGTCATACTGTTCCAGCGATTGCTCAACCATTTGCTGATAGTTGTATTCATTCATAGGCCCTTCTTATTTATATAATAAAAAAGACCACATAAGTGGCCTTTAAAGGGGGGGGATATTAAATAATATGCTGATTAGGTATCATTTTTAGCCGGTGGATCTGAATCTTCCTGATTTTCATTTGGGTCAGTATCTCTAGGCGAGTTTATGATTGTTGGAATGGCTGAGATTGTTTTACCAATCCCCCAATTATTCGCACTAAGTGCTTTCCCAATATTCATTCCTTCTAGCAAATTTTTTTGATATTCACCTATTCCTAAACCAATAGGTGATTTTGCCGCATTGATTATATCTTTAAGGTTGTTAGGTAAATTTGATGCAAGATTATATGATTTTGAAAGCTGGGCGCTAATTTCATTCCTAGCCAAATGGGCCGCTGCAGACTCACCTGCTTTGAATGCAGACATGCCAAATGCATTAGATACAGTGGTATTGTTTTGTTTGGTTAGGGACTGTTCATTTTTTCTATCTGAATCGATTTTAGATATTTTTCTATTTGATTCTTTTATTTTACCCTTGAGACCAACTAATATATTTTCGCTTTCATTTATTTCATTTTGAAGACTTATTGATTTTTCACTGAGGGTAGATATCGTCTCATTTGCACTTTTAATCTGTTTTTCAAGTGTCTCTATCGAGAGGTTTAATGTTTCATAATGGGTATTTAATGCATCTATATTTAGCTTTGATTTAAGCTGTGATTCTTCTTCTTCAGCTAACTTCGTAGCTATTTCTGCTTTTGCTAATTCCTCTGCATTGTCGCTCTTAACTTTTGATTGTGCGACATGGCTAATTGTTTCATAGGCTCGTGTTTTTTGTTTTCTAACAAAGCCTTCAGAAATATTTTCGTACTGCAAATGAAGGAAGCGGATAGCTACGCCAAGATAAGGAAATGCAACCGCAATAATAAAGGCGGAAATTGCTGGAAGAACAAGAGAGTCAAGATGCCAAGGATCAAGTTTTCCAGCGAGAACAGCAATCCGCTCTTCAATCGGTTTCTTGCTAAGAGTAATAATGAGTACTGATTGCCAATTGAAGTATAACCAAGAGAGGATAAAACAAAAGAAAAATGGATTTCGTATCCTTTCGATAACGGCTTCTTTAACTGACTTCAATGTATCATTCATTCGACCGTCCTAAAAAAATCATCAATTATTAAGATATTCTACTTAATTTAATGAATAAACGATAGGCGTTGACCTCCCAATATTCGCGAGTTAAACCTGAGTGCGGCACAGCCAAAGGCCCCGAAGAGCAGGGCCAAGATAAGACCTCTTATTCGGCGTCTTTCTTTTCGTTAATGCGCTGGAATGGGTAACGTTCGGTATCTGCTTTAATATTGCGGTAGAAGTGGGAGCCAATTGATTCAGCACCGGAGAATGCCGCGTAATCATCAGCGGATACGTTTTGGTAGTGATACAGCGCCGCCGGTTCACCCTTTGACTTAAAACGAATCGCCAGAGTGTTGCTAACTGGGTCATGGCCGATGCTGTGGATCTGGGAGGATTCAATCTGCTGCATGTTAATTGTTGATAATTTGCTCATTTGGGTTCCTTACAGGTAAAAAAAAGAGCCACAGCCTAAGCTGTAGCTCCGATGGTTTATTTTGCTTTCCTGCTAATTAATGCTTAACGCACGCCGCGAGGTAACTTACTGCAACCACGCATCTTCTGGCGGGCAACTGCTGCAATCCGTTTCTCTGGATCTGCTGAAGTTCTGGGCTTGCTGGGTATGACTGGCATATCGGGCATCGGTTTGCACCGCACCAAAACTAATACTGCTTTTTCAACTCGGTTACTTTCACGCTTTGCCAGCGCCTGGATATGGGCATTGCGTTTCTTTGCCATACGCTTTTGACGAGATGTTGTAGCCATTGGTCAGTCCTCAGTTGGTTTATGCCGGGATATTTATCCACGCCCGGCCGTGGTTCTCGCTATACCCCTACAGCAAGAAATCAGATAAAGTCTTGTCACCCCCTATAGTTAAAGAGTGAAGTTCATGTCTGAAAGCAAAGGAATTATTGCTAGGATAAGTGAATCCATGTCCAGCGTTGGTGGAGCTATTAAAGGAGCTGTTGGCGCTGCTAGAGAAATTCAGAATTTGACAGTGGACTATGTAGTTAAAGAAAAAACACATAGTTTGCTGGATAAACTAATGGACGTTCAGATGCAGCAAATGTCTCAGCAAGATTATTTATAGCGGCGAAGGAGCGCATTATTGAACTCGAAAATGAGAAAAAACAATGTGAGCAATGGGATGCAGAAAAATCCAATTACTTTCTTTATGAAGTTATTACCGGGACGCTTGTTTACCGAGTTGATATATCGAAGAAGCCAGACACACCTCTTCATGATATATGTCCCTCCTGTTATGAGCATTCGGTAAAGTCGATACTTCAACTTCAAGCATCCACAACTGTTCAAGATACGCATTTTTGTCCTACTTGTAAGGTTGAATTCCGCTTCCCAAGCACTACAAAGCCGAATGAATATATTAGAGTTCCGAGTTCATCTGGTGGATGGTGATTGCAGTCTTATCACCGCTGTACCCTCATAGAAGGCACACGGGTGATTCGTGGTTTAGCCTTAGCCGTGACCGGTACACGCGGACCGTTTAGTGTCACTTAACCTGTTTGTTAAAGAGCGTATCCTTGCGGATGCTTAAAAAGGTATAACTATACCGGTATTTTTGCAACTAAAAGATCGATAAGTTTCGGTATTTTATTTATCTTTATGATTTTCAGGATTTAAAATTAGCGAATTTACTACATAAGTAAAAATTGTGGACTTTGCACAAAGCCTCCCCTTTCAGCGCTCGCTATGATTTGCGTTATACTGGACTGGGTTTTTATTCGATTGAATTGAGGGAACTTTTTGTGGGCAAAACAATTACTGAGACCTATCCACCACTTTCATTGGATAAGCTCCTTATAGCTATAGATAATTTCAAAACAAGCAGTACGACAGAAAAACGTAAGCTAATAAAACAATTAGTTAGGCAACACGTTACGCTTTCGGTTGAATGGCAGCCTGGTTGGCGCTTCAAACGTGCAAGGTTATTAAAATCAAAGGAGGATATGCCCAAAACTGTCAATGAGATCATATGGAGAAAAGATATACCTGCAACTCTTGGGAGGGCTAATCCTGCGGGTTTCTCGGTGCTGTATCTTGCTGATCGTGAAGACACCGCTTTAAGTGAAGTAAGAGTAACTAATGATCGTGTGGTTATTGCTGATTTTGAAATATTACCTGATAGAAAAATTCAGGTTGTACCGATTGGCGAACTTTCTTTAGTTCAGAAAAAAGGTCGGGGAGATATTCTTGGCGACGGATCCAAATATATTAACGATATGATAAATGCCTGTAATCCTGAAGAAGCTAAGGCTCTGTTGATAACAGATAATTTTCTACTCGAATGCTTAACAAGTGCAGATGAAAATTATGAAATCTCATCTTATGTAGCTAAATGCATTTTTGATAAGTTGCCTAAAATTTCGGCTATAGCATATCCAAGTCAGCGCCAAAGGGGAGCAATCAATTTTGCTGTACGTATAGAAAAAGAACAATTTTGGGATAACTGGGGGGTTAGAGCTGTTAAATGTTTGGATGCAAGGCATCTGGCGTATGGCTACTATAACGTTTCAAATATAAACCATGTCACTGGTATGACTTACAGTGGTAAATTCGTGTGGGACGATAAATTAGATCAAGAGCGTTCAACAATGCTACTTGATCCACTCTGGGTACCAACCAAATCACTTGAGTCTTGAAGCAACAAACCAACCTGCTATTAGGCCAATAATACCTGATAGTATGATTCCCAAATCAGTTGTTTTAGCAAGAAGAACGGCGACCAGAATCCAAACAATACCGAAGATAGTCGAGAAATTGTCGTTTTTACGCCGTACTTCCTGTTTATTTCGCTCTATAGAATCAGCGATCTCTCTTTGTTCTTCTGGCGTAAATTTGTTGCCATTATTATTCATAACATGGTCTTCCTATACCGGTTTAACATGGCACACCACGGTACCGATAATCTCGCAATTACCGTTTACTTTTACAAATCTGGCATCAGCCGGGTAGTCTGGATTCAAGGCTTTAAGATAGCGTTGATTATCAAGTACTTGTAACTGCTTAAATGTCGCTTCAGCGCTACCTTCCATTCGGGCAATCACATATTTTCCACTCGGAGGATCATTTAATTCTGGGTCAACATAAATAATATCGCCCGGCTCAAATCGCGGCAGCATTGATTCCCCTTCAATGCGTAAAGCGAAACTTTCCGAGCTACAAATCACAGGGCAGGGATAATAAACATATTCATCTCTCGGCAGCATAGTGACTTCTGTGAATGCGCCAGCTTGTACCCAGCTAATTAATGGAACCTCTTTGGTGAGTACGTCAATCGGTGAAGCGTTATCGATTTTAATCGTGGCTTGATTATTAGCTTCTTTTTCTCCTTTCCCTGAAACCAACCAATTGGGGTTCAATTGCAAGGCTTTGGCTAACGCAAATAGATTATCTGCTCGGGGCTTTTGCGTCATCCCAAGTTCAATTTTGCTTATTGCCATGCGAGTAATACCGGCTTTTGCTGCAAGATCTTCCTGCGTCATGCCGAGTTCTTCACGTCTCGCCAAAAGGCGCTCACCGAAAGTGCTATATGTATTCATAGGTATAAAAGTAACTCAACTTTAGTAAACTTTGCGCTCGGTAAAGTTTCGGTATATATTCACCTTTATGGGTATAATTCTACCCTTGGATTTAAAGGTGAGAGTTTGCGATGAATTGCACTAAAACGAATTCGCTGAATGAACGCATTAAAGCAGCTGAACAGGTAATTAACCATTTCAGTAGCCCTTATCAGGCGGCGAAAGCCCTCGAGTGCTCATATGAAGCGATCAAAACCTACCGTAAACGCGGGCTACCTGAAAAGGTTGCCTTGCTTTGCCATATGTCTACGGATATCCCATACACCTATAACCCGGCCGACTATGGCCGTAACCCGGAAAACCTTAGCCTGGTTCTGACCAAACCAGCTCATCAGTAAAGATAGAGGACTGACCAATGACTATTAGCCCAAAGCGTTGGCTTGCTAACTGGAGAGCCAAACGAAAGACACAAAAAACTGTTACTCCTCTTTGCCCCCGCTCAACAAACGTAAATGGGGGGCGGAGTGTGACTTTTCAGGATCTGGAGCATCTTGGCTTAGTCGTGCTGAAAGGAAAACCTCATTGCTTGAACCATCCAGAAGGGCAGCAAAGTGAGCAAATAATTCCTGACCCTCAGGTGAAATCTCCAGTGTCGGATGATTCATGATGGCATCCAGACTTTGCTTGATACGGAGCTTATGTTGTTCATCACTGCCGGATAGCACGGTAATGGCGACAACATCGACCAAGGCTCTAATGTAACTAAGGGAATTATCACTGGACATTGCGCCTCCGTGGCGGACTAAAAAAAGAAACGATTCATAGTTTATGTCCATGTGTGTAATCACCAAAGATATTTAAGGACTGACCAATGACCACAATTTATCAACCTGCCGGTATAACGGCAGGGGCTACGATAGCCTCTGACGTCCGGCGGGAGTTGCTATCCCGCAAAAAGGTGGGAAAGAACGGTTTACCGTTCCATACCGTGCGTGAAGATCAGATTAAGACTCGTTGGACCGAAAGCGAAGCAGTGGCCATAAAAAGCACCGCCAATGCGCTGGAATCAAACCCCGCAGTAGAAACCAATGTGGCCGCAATTCGTGGTTTTTTGGCGATGTTTGCCGAAGCTCCAGAAATGCTGGCTCACGTCCATGCCGAATTGAAACTAGCTGGGCTGCCGGTACCCGACTGGCTGCCTGAACTCCCTATCAGACAGGAGAAATCCCAATGACTAACATCACGCCAACCACAACACAATCGGTAGAACTGATTGCCAATATCGTGGGCAAAAAGCTGGCTATTGACGGGCAGGAGGCCCGCCGTATGGCTATCACAGGGGCTTTGTCTGGTATCACCCAGGCATTTTATTCCCGCCAACATAGTCCCTCTGATGCAAAGCAGCCGTAGGGGGAACTATGACGCCATCTGAACTCATATACCAATTTGGCCGGCCGATTGCTTACTACCCTGGCTTGGTTCCATATCTTGGGAGCGTAAACGCAGTCATTTTGTTCTGCCAGTTCTTCTATTGGACTGGCAAAGAAACTTCAGAGTTTGGCATTTTTAAAACTACGGAAGAGATTGAATCTGAAACAGGATTGACCTACGAGGAACAACTTACAGCCCGTAAAAAACTCAAGCAAGCGGGGGTTTTGAAAGAAACTAATAAGCGGTTGGAGCACCGTATTTACTATCAGATTGATACCGACCGGTTGGATGGGATGCTATCGCAACCTATTGATAAATCCCCAAATGGGGAAAGCCCATTTCGGGAAACGGGAAAACCCCAATTGGCGAACGAGGAAAAGCCCAAGCCGCCAGCAAGGGATTCCCTGACTGGCGGGCAAGGGATTCCCCATTTCGATCATACAGAGATTACTACAGAGACTACTTCAGAGAAGCGCACACGTAAGGCGGCTAAAAGTTCGGCGATAGACTTCTCAGCTTTCCCGATGGCGGTTAGCCCTGAAATTTGGGATGACTACCTAAAACACCGAAAAGCAAAACGAGCGCCGATTACGCAGACCGTGGTGAACATGCTGGGCAAGGAATTGAACAAAGCGGCTGCGGCTGGATGGTCGGTGGATGATGCGTTATCGGAAGCCATGGTCGCCGGTTGGCAGGGGTTCAAATTTGAATGGTTACAGAATCGAAGTCGGACACAAAATCAGTACATCCCTAACGCCGGTATGAGTCGTCAAGAAGCACTGGAGGCGCACAATGCGCGGGTTGCGGATGATTTTGTCAATGGTGGGTGGTGAGTATGCAGGGTTTAGATGATAAACGTGAGTTCGCGGAGATCATGAAAGCCACTCTGGCGATATACGGCAAAGATGCATCAAAAGCCGTGCTTGAACTCTATTGGAATGCGTTGCTGCCCAACAATATCGACACAGTGCGCCAGGCATTCAGCAATTGGCTGACCGATCCGGATCAAGGCCGTTTTTCACCAAAGCCTGCCGATATTATCCGCAATATTCAACATATTGCCGGTAAGCCCGATTGGCTTTCAGCCAATGAGGCGTGGGCATTGGCATTACCGGCGCAAGATGAGGCTAACACCGTGGTCTGGACGAATGAAATTGCCCAAGCATGGAATATTGCTCAGCCCATTATGCAGGAAGGCGACAAAGTGGGGGCTCGGATGGCTTTCATTGCGGCCTATGAGCGGTTGACTAAAGCAGCACAAGGGACAGGCCGAGAGCCTGAGTGGTCAGTATCGGAGGGATGGGACAAAGAAACAGTAAAGCGCACGGTTGAGCAGGCGGTAACAACAGGACTATTGCCCAAACCTAAAGCTGAGAAATATCAGTTGCTGCTGCTAGACAAAAACAATATGGGGGAGGAAGTACCCACAAAAATCCGTCATTTTTTAGACGAACTGAAAGACAAAATTAAACAGGATCAGGAGGAAAGAGCAAGAAAATGGCGCGATGAAAGTATCAGGTTACAAGAGTCTCTGGATAGCAAACACCAAGAGACATTAAAGCAAACCGCCGACCACGGTTTGCAAAATAATCAAATTACCGAGGACTGACCAATGAGCATTAATTTCAAGAATGTGTTGATTTACAAACTATCGCGCGATGTTTCTTTCGCTGATTTGGAACAGCAAATGGCGCAATTCGCATTCACACCCTGTGGTAGCCAAGATATGGCAAAAACCGGTTGGATATCGCCAATGGGTAACGAAAGCGCCGCGCTGGCACATGTGGCTAACAAGCAAATCCTGATCACATTGCAGTGTGAAAAAAAGGATTTACCTGCGCCGGTTATCGCCCGTGAGCTGGCGAGTAAAGTGGAACGCTTGGAGCAAGAGCAACACCGTAAACTGAAAAAAACAGAAAAAGACTCGCTGAAAGATGAAGTTATCCAGACTCTACTGCCACGGGCCTTTAGTAAATACTCTACAACATCCATTTGGATTAACGCAGGGGCTGGGTTAATCATCATCGATGCCGCCAGCGCGCGGAAAGCTGAAAATGCGTTGGCATTACTGCGCAAAACCATGGGCTCTCTGCCAGTTATCCCTCTAACACTCAATACCCCGATTGAACTGACATTAACCGAGTGGTTGCGTTCAGGTGCTGCCCCTGCTGGATTTGTGCTTCAGGAAGAAGCTGAGTTAAAGGCTGTGTTGGAACAGGGTGGCATTCTGCGCAGTAAACATCAGGATTTAGTCAGTGACGAGATCCGTGGGCATATCGCCGCCGGTAAACTGGTTACCAAGTTGGCTTTGGAGTGGCGGGAACGTATCAGTTTCATGTTGTCTGACGATGGCAGCCTGAAAAGAGTTAAATACAGTGCCACGCTTTTGGAGCAAAACGACGATATCGATCGTGAGGATTATGCCCAGCGATTTGATGCTGATTTCATTCTGATGACGGGTGAATTAGCTGCCTTGATTGCGGATTTGGTTACCGCATTAGGCGGAGAGGCAACCAGTAGTTCATGGGTAGATTTGGACGGTGCAGAACGGGACGATGATGATCGCTATCCAGAAGCGGTTAATTTCATTAAGAAGAGGGGGAAAGCTTCAATCTCTGGGCTACAGTGTGAACTCCGCATTGGTTATAACCGCGCCGCCTGGTTGCTTGAAAGAATGCAGGCTGAAGGCATTGTGTCACAGCCAGCGCCTGACGGAATCCGCCAAGTGCTGGTCGGGGAGGGTGCGTAATGGTGATCAAGCCACAGGTACCCAACGCCGAAAGAGTTGGCATTAACAACGATATCAGGTCTATGCGCCTGGCTGGCCAGTTAAACGAGGCCAACAGCCAGTTAAATCGAGTGATCGCCGCTGCCAGTGGGGCTGATTGGCGGACCCTGCGCGATCTCGAAAAATTATTATCCCAGATGTTCCCCGGTGAAGGTGATACCCAGACCGCGATAAGCGCACGTCTGCGCGAGATCAATCCTGTCCGTCATGGGCTGGTGAAACAGGTCAGAACTGTCCGCAACGAAGATAGCGGTAAACGGGTTTGGTTTTATCGCCTGGTTCCAAATTCTGGTCATGGGGAAATTTTAGTATGACAACTCAAGTGGTTAGTTTATCTGGCGGTCGCTCATCTGGTCATTTGGTTTACCTAATGGAGCCACGGCGTGCTGCTGGCGAAGATGTGCGTTATATCTTTATGGATACTGGTGCCGAGCATCCTAAAACCTATGATTTTATCCGCAATATTGTTAGCCACTGGAAAATTGACCTGATTTGCCTGCGCGTGGACGTTAACCCTGAACTGGGAAAGGCCAACAGCTACAAGGTGATTAGCGTTGATGATATTGGTCCAGATCTACAGCCTTGGCGCGATGTCTGTGCAAAATATGGCACACCTTATGTACATGGCGCATTTTGCACTCGAACAATGAAAATCGAACCTTTTGATCGCTATTGCAAAGACCATTTTCCTGAGTATGAAAAGTGGATAGGCATTCGTGCTGATGAGAAAAAACGGTTAACCCTGCATGATGGCGTTCACTACCTTGCTGATATCAGTGACTTCGAAAAGCAAGATGTATTGGATTGGTGGAAAGAACAGCCTTTCGATCTGGATCTGCCCGAACATCTCGGTAACTGTGTTCTTTGTGTGAAGAAAGGAGTTAACAAAATTGCTTTGGCTACCCGAGATGAGCCAGAACATACGGCAAAATTCTTGGAAGTGATCACCAGTGAAGATGTGCGTGTTGTAGAACGGCGCCAGCAAGAAAACAAAATCATGTACCGTGGCAATAACTCGCTCGAGTCAATTATCGCCCTATTTGCTGAACATAGTCGTGATGATATAGCGGCAACTATCCGTGGCGGTGGAGGGTATGAATCCGGTTCATGTACTGAATCCTGCGAGGCTTTTTCTTGTGAGTTCAGCCCAGAACCGGAAGAAGAAACGCCACAAACTTCAGAATATGTTCAATCTCTGAATGCACTAAAAGCTATGCCTGAGCATTTCTTAAAACAGGTTGGCGATCAGTGGCGTACCCCTGATGCGTTGTTCTGGGGCATTAATCAGATGTTTGGCCCTCTGGTTCTGGATTTGTTCACCGACGGTGAAAACAGCAAATGTCCCGACTACTACACAGCAGAAGATAACGCGCTTGTACAAAATTGGGCTGAGCGAGTGAAAGAGCTGAAAGGCGCTGCGTTCGGCAACCCGCCATATTCCCGCGCTAAACAGCATGAGGGTGAATATATCACCGGTATGACTCACATCATGCATCACACAGCGTCAATGCGTGAAGCCGGTGGCCGTTATGTTTTCCTGATTAAAGTCGCCACGTCAGAGAGTTGGTGGCCAGAGCAAGCCGATCATATAGCTTTCATTCGGGGGCGTGTGGGTTTCGACCTCCCACACTGGTTTATTCCGGCAGATGATAAGCAGGTACCGAGCGGTGCATTCTTCGCGGGTGCCATAGCAATATTTGATAAGTCGTGGCGCGGGCCAGCAACGAGCTATGTCACGCTGGAACAGCTTATGACTACTGGCGCGGCATTCTTAGCGCAGATCCGCAGAGAGGCCGAACGCCTGGTACCACAAGCCCAACTGCAAAATATTCCTGAAGTTATTCCGGTACCGGAAACTGGCAACACCGTCTGGCCGGTCGAAGTGAATCTGTATTTCAGTAAAGTACCGGGTACCGCTGAATTACCGGTCGATCTGCAACATAAAATCTTAGGTAATATCAACCGCATGAAATTAGACGGTATTCCCTCTGATGCCATTATTGCCGCCGCCACAACACTCACCGCCGCTATGGGAGCAACAGCATGAAAGAAATCATCGTAGATAATTTTGCCGGTGGCGGTGGTGCTTCTACCGGGATCGAGCAGGCCACCGGTCGCAGTGTTGATATCGCAATCAATCATGACCCGAATGCTATCGCTATGCACACCACCAATCACCCCGACACCCTGCATTACTGTGAATCGGTATTCGATATTGACCCAATAGCCGCGACTGCCGGCAGACCTGTTGGCCTGGCATGGTTTAGCCCAGATTGTCGCCATTTCAGTAAGGCGAAGGGCAGTAAGCCCGTTAAAAAAGAAATCCGTGGTTTAGCGTGGGTTGTCGTGCGTTGGGCTTTGGCGAAAAAGCCTCGAGTAGTGATGCTGGAAAATGTCGAAGAGTTTAAAACGTGGGGGCCGCTGATTACTGCCGAAGATGGCACAGAACATCCTGATCCTGCCCGCGCGGGTGAGACATTCGCCGCATTTGTAGCGATGCTGACTACGGGCATTGATGCCGAACATCCTGCGCTACAAGAGTGCTGCGAGGTTTTAGGGATTGATATCAATAGCATAGATGCTAATCGACTGCAGTCTGGTTTAGGATACATCGTTGATCACAAAGAACTTCGGGCCAGTGATTATGGTGCGCCGACCATCAGAAAGCGCTTTTTTATGGTGATGCGTTGTGATGGTTTGCCAGTGATGTGGCCGGAGCCGACTTACGGCGATCCAAAATTATTGGAAGTTCAAAGCGGCCACCGTAAACCGTGGCGCACCGCTGCTGAATGCATTGATTGGTCAATTCCATGCCCGAGCATTTTCGAGCGCAAGAAACCGCTGGCAGAAAACACATTGAAGCGCATAGCGCGGGGTATTCAGCGCTTTGTTATTGATAACCCCATGCCGTTTATCGTGAAGTGTAACCATACCAGTAGTAAAACTTCCTATGACTGTTTTCGGGGGCAAGCTCTGGATCAGCCATTGCAGACGATTACCAAAACGCACGGCTATGCGGTGGTTACTCCACATATAACGAAATTCCGCTCTGGTGCCACGGGGCAGGAATGCGATGAACCATTGCCGACAATCACCGCCGGTAGTTCTGCTCGTCCTGGTGGTAATGGTCATGCTTTGGGAATGGTAGAAGCAAAACTGGCTTCGTTCATTGCTCGTATCGGTCAAACCGGTTTTGGTGGCGACCGCATGGCATATGAGGCTGGTAAACCACTGACTACAGTCACTAGCAAGGCTGAACACCTTCTTGTAGCCCCGATTATTGCCCGTGAGTTTGGCAATAGCGTGGGGCATGTAGTTGATGAGCCAAGCGGTACTATTACTGCGGGCGGTGGTGGAAAGTCTCGGCTTGTTTCTGCGTTCTTAGCTAAACACTTCGGTGGCAACTATACCGGCCCTGGTGCTGATCTAGGCCAGCCAGCCCATACGGTAACAACTGTTGATCACCATGCGCTAGTGACGTCCAACTTAATCAAGCTGCGCGGCACCTGCAAAGACGGTCAACAGGTTACCCAGCCAATGCCAACCATTACTGCTGGTGGCCTGCATATCGGTGAGGTTCGTGCTTTCTTACTCAAGTATTACGGCAATGAGAAAGAGGGTGTTAGCCTGAATAATCCCCTGCATACAGTTACCACTAACGATAGATTTGGGCTGGTTACGGTTGAGGGCATTGATTATCAAATCGTTGATATCGGCATGCGTATGCTGCAACCGCATGAGCTATACGCCGCGCAGGGCTTCCCGAGCTGGTACATCATCGATAGAGATTATACCGGTACTAAATACGCAAAAGATAAGCAAGTAGCTCGCTGTGGTAATGCGGTGCCACCGCCATTTGCTGAGGCATTAGTTCGTGCCAACTTACCGGAGATGTGCATAGAACGTGACGAGGTAGCAGCATGACAACAGCACCACGAACTAAGTCCCCGAGAAAGAAAAAGACTGAGGTGCTGGGCGTCCTGTTGCCTGGTGGTGGAATCAAGTACGCCACTGATCATGATCGCGAAACGATGAAAGGGGTGCCTGTGGGCACTCCAATTTCAATGAGTCCAATTGGCGACCGGCGCAACCTGAAGCATCACCGTAAATTCTGGAAACTGCTGGAATTGGGTTTCTCTTATTGGGTGCCGGATTGGACCTTTGTCAGTGCGCCAGAGGAATGGATCGCCCATGAGGTGGCTAAAGCCGTGGGTAGTGCCGCAGGAGATCCGGAACTCTATGAGAATGTGACCAAATCCATCGCGCAAGCGGTATTAGACCGGGTAATCCGGCAGCGCCAGAAGAGGTTTGATGGGGAGGCGGTAAAGACGGATATGGCTTATTTCAACCACGTTATGATCAAAGCCGGATTCTATGACCTGATGCCAAATCCAGAAGGTGGCACATTGAAACAGCGCTGGAGTATTGCGTTTGTGAATATGGATCAGGGCGTTTTTGACCGGATCTATAAAGGCGTGGCCGGTGTTATCTGGAATGAGACATTAGGCCAGCACTTTGATAACGAGTATGAAATGGAACAGGCAGTTAACCGGCTGCTGGAGTATTGATATGAAATCTCCGGCATTTAGAAGTAAAGCCCTGCGCGATTCTGCGCGGGGCCAATGCTGCACGCTACAGATCCCCGGCATCTGTAACGGTAACCCAGAAACAACGGTACTGTGCCATTTACCCAGTTCAACCCACGGCATGGGGTATAAGTCAGATGACTACTGGGCCGTATTCGGGTGCAACTGCTGCCATGATGTTATTGATGGTCGGGTACCATATGAATGGAGGGCGGGGGAGAGGGAAGAGGCCATTTTGGCAGCTTTATATTCAACTTTTAAAAAATTTATTGATTGTGGTGTAATTCAACTCACCAAATAGTGATTTTTGTCATTGAATTACTAACAAGCAATTGATAAGACTTATTTCACATTAGAATTTATTTGGTAAAGAGCATGGAAGATCAAAGTACTTTCAGAATCAAATTTGCCTATTTTCATCCAACGTGGGATAGGAATGTACACTCAATTCCGACGTTAAAATCTCAGGGGCAAAGTGTATTGCCTAGTGAATTTACCCTTGAAATGGATAAAGCCATTTTTTGTCCCGAATGTTTCACCCCGCTAACTAGAAGACCAAAACATAAGGAAATGACTACGAATGGTCGGAATGCTAGTTTTGCTCACTTACGTTCGTTCCGTGACGTACCTTGTTTTTTGCGCTCTAAGCCAGCAGAAGGGAAGAAATATTTAAGCGAGGAAGAAGCCAAAAAAGCAATTTCAGATGATCAATTGGCAATCGTTAAGGCATTTGTGACTGAGCGCCCTGAAATAAAGAAATCTGAACTTGGTACTTACGATCAAAACCATCTTGAGGATATCGATGGTGGTCTATCTGAAGTCGCGATCGGTAGGCATACAGGTAAGTCGTTCTCTCTACCAAGTGTAATAACCACTGTGGCAGGTTTTTGCCGAAATTTTGACAATAATTACTATAAATTTTTCGTTCTACCAGGTGAAAATAATGCAGAACGTCTTGATAGATTATTAGTTGATATAAATACAGTGAAAGATGTAACCCATTCGCCAAGACTATATTATGGAAAAATACAAAGCAGTTCGAGCAGGCCTTGGGACTCATCAATACGAATGACTAAATTAGCATGGGAATATAACAAAGATTACGCTGATTTCTATTTTAAGCAGAAAAATAAAGATGCTCAAGATAAACATATAAACGAAGATAGTCGAGGGCGCTATATTCTCATGTACGGCACAGTGAAAAGGAGCGGAATAGGTTTATGTTTATCTGATTTGGGCTGGGGGGAGTTCGCTCTTCTTCCAGAGAAATATAACTATCTATTGGATGATAAGCTGACGCAAAGTTGATAAATCAAATTGATGTTATCGATCTTGTTCGTACAAAAGCCAAGCTTGAGGTACGCAACGGCAAGGTTCGTAAAGTTAACCACCAGGCGGAAACCGAGGAACAGGCCGCGCTGATTGAGTGGGCAGATAAAACTGTTATCGATGGTATTTGTATCGGGGACTATCTGATCCATATACCCAATGAGGGGAAGCGTGGGCCAAAGGCGGCAAGGGATGCTAAGCGACTTGGGTTGAGGAAAGGTGTGCCGGATTTGTTTCTGGCGCTGCCGCGTGGCGGGTATGCGGGCTTGTGGATTGAAATGAAGGCGGGGAAAGGGAAACTATCACTACAGCAAAGTAAATGGCTGCAACGCCTTGATAATGCTGGGTACTACACAATTTGTTGTTTTAGTTTTGATCAAGGAGTCGAATCGGTAGTAAATTACTTCTATAAAGTTGAAAAAATTCAAATGAAAGGACAGTCATGAGATTAGATAACCCAGCTAAAAGATTAATATCAATACTTACTGCTGCCAAAGCGCATAGCCAGAAAGATTTATTAGCAAGAGATGGTTGGAAATATATTTTAGAGATTAATGACGCCAAAGAACATATTTTACTATTTAAAATTGGTGAAGTAATGGCGTTACCATCCAAAGTAATTAGCATCATGGAAAATAATTTCGAAAGCGATTATTGGAAATCAACTCATTGGTCCTCAACTCTTAATACAATATTTAGATCATTAAATCTGAATGGATACTGGGATACCTTTACTAAAGGTATTGATTTACAGACTATGACTGAACTTAAAATGCTTTCATTGATTATTGAGACTAAAGGTCATGTGAATGATTTAAATAGCAAAGAATTGCATGAATTTAAAGAGCAGTTTGAAGCTATTAAAAATGACATTATAAATAGCAGTATTGATGAAAATATCCAGAAATACTTCGTGAAATATCTAAAGAAAATAATTGATGCAATAGATAATTATCAAATATGTGGGGTAGAGCCAATAATGGATGCTATTGAGGCAACGATTGGACATGCTGTACTTGATGAAGATTATCGAAATGTATTGCGAAGCGAAGGAATAGGTAAAAAACTTATAGATGGTCTTGCTGCAATAGCAAATGCGGTCACTGTTGCTGAAGGTCTACCAGCGATTGGCCTATCACTTTTAGCATTAGCTTCAAAATGATTTTTTATTTCATAAAGTGGGATGTGTCTGGTAATTGTTGCGTATTATGAAATGGACTATAGAATCAGTCTTGTGAATTTAAAACACAGGACTGACCAATGACCACTGCAATTGAGCAACTTATCAAAATGCACGATCCTCGCTGTGTCAGCATAGAATCGCTGAACATTGGCAGAGGTCGTGCAGCTCTGACCAAAGACCAGATATTAGGGACTTTTGCTACCTGCCAGCATAGTCACCCTGTCGGATTCGATATTTTGATGACCAAATACCGCAATGACTGTAAAGCCGAGCAACGCTTACGGGCCGCAATTAGTGTGTGGCTGCATAAGCGACCACATCCACCACGAGCTATTGCTGCATGCCAGTTAGCGCTGAACATGGTATTGGATAGAAACCTCCCGGCGCAGGTAGAGCAAATTGCAACTTTATTACGACGTTACGGCTCCCGTACTGGAATGACCAGAAAAGTCGTTGATGGGCTACAGCAGCAAATCAAATTACTGGAGAGAGATAAAGCCCAGGCACTTGATGATGGCACTATCGAACTACTGGCCAGTGACATACAAACTCTTCAGTCTAAAATCAAAACAGAACGCGGAGCACTCCGGGCATGGGCCAATCAGCAGGCTGCGGTAACCCAAGTCTGCCCACGTTGCCATGGTGCCGGTAAAACCCTGCGACCTCATCCAGAAACATGCAACGAGTGCGGTGGTAGCGGTCGTATACCGCCGACAATGGAGCATCTGCGCAAATCTATGGGCATCATAGGGGCTGAGATACCCGCCGGGGAGTGGGCTGCGCAATACGCACCTTTGGTTAAAGAATGCATGCAGTGGTTGTTGATTGAAGAGTCGAACGCGGGTGAGGTTTTAATTGAAAGAATTCAGTTAGAAAAAGACTTTTGACCAATGATTGACCCTGAATCATATATGCGCTAAATTTCCGAAAGATGCCGGAGTATGCTTAAAAGCTGCTCCGGTTTTTTTATTGGTCAGTTCCGGTCAGTCCTGACTACCCCAAAAGCCTGCATGGTTCGCCCAGCAGGCTTTTTTATTTCCCCAAACCGGGGAGGTGGAGCATGAAAATGCCTGAAAAAACATCATTTGCCTCATATCTCACAGGGGCAGTGCTGGTATTGGTTGGGAAGCTGGGTAACCTATTAAAAGATTTAACCCTAAATGATTGGGCGATTGTCATCGGTATTATCATCGGGGTGGCTACCTTTTTTCTGAACGCCTACTGGCAGCGCCGGCAGACAAAAGCTATCGAAAAAGCAGCTCGAGAGGGATACACAATAATCAGGGGGGATAAATAATGGCAGTGTCCTCCCCTTTAATGAAGAAAATATACGGTGTAGTTGCTGGTGGTGCTATGGCGATCGCAATTGCCCTTGTGGGCGGCAGCGATGGATTGGAAGGGCGTGAGTATCTGCCTTATCGTGATGTGGTTGGCGTGCTAACGGTCTGTGATGGTCACACTGGCAAAGATATAATCCCCAGCAAACGTTACAGCGATGCTGAATGTGATGCTTTGTTGCACCAAGACTTGATCCCGGTATTTGCCGCCATTGACCGCATCGTTAATGTTCCAATGTCCGATTTCCGTAAAGCCGCCCTGGCATCATTTGGCTACAACGTTGGTATTACTGCTATGACCAACTCCACCATGGTGAAAAAACTTAACCGTGGCGACACTTCTGGCGCGTGCGATGAGTTGCGCAGATGGATTAAGGCCGGTGGCAAGGTTTGGAAAGGGTTAGTTAATCGCCGTGAAGTCGAGCGCGAATTATGCCTGATGTCATAAAACCGTTATAAATTAGCGAATAACCCCCATTGTTAAGCTGTTTTGGTAACGCTACGTGAAATCTGAATCACTGGTGTATGCCATTACCCCTGCTTTTTTCATAGTAAACGGCATTAAGCCCGGATCCTGATATGTCCACAAAACTACTTATCGCGATTGCCAGCGCTCTGCTGGTGGTGATCCTGTGCCTCGGCGGTACTACTTTCTATTTCCACAAATCTGCTGTTGAGAAGGCTGGGCAATTATCACAACTGCAAAGTGATCTGGATGAATCAAAAGCCACCCAGGCATTACAGGCTTTTCAGTTCCAGCGCTCCAATGAGATAGCTGCGCAGGCCGGTAGCTATAACGTCACTATTTCTGCCAAAAGCGAGGAAAGGCAAATTGAAAACCGCAAAGACCTCAAAACTGAGGAATGCGCTGATCGGTATATCCCTGATGCTACTGCTCAGCGGATGTACGACTATACGGACGGTCTACGTGCCAGGGCAATGCGCCATTCCGGCCAATCTGACGGAACCCTTACTGGTACCACTTCCCCCCACAGAATGACTTACCGCCAAGCAGTGCTGTGGCTTGACCCGTTACTGACCCTGTTGGACCGGGCCAATAACGATAGAGAGTTGATCCGCAGTCTGCCATCACAGCAACCAACCAAACAGGAGTGAATTATGGCCTCACCAATTATCAAATATTTTGCATATGCCCATTTACCACCAGTGCTTCAGGAGGTCAGTAAGCCAATTGGTGATTTAGCCATAGCAATGGATGAGCAATTACCCGATAGCGCAGAGAAAGCGGCGGGACTGCGTAAGTTACTAGAGGCTAAGGATTGCCTTGTACGTGCCAAATTAGGTTAACAATTACTTCAACAGGACATCACTATGAATTTCGGACAAGCAATAGCAGCACTGAAAACCGGGTACAAAGTCGCACGTAAGGGCTGGAATGGTGTCGGTCTCTGGCTTGAGTTACAAACTCCTGGTGCACACAGCAAAATGACATTGCCATATATATTCATGAGTTACCCGGATAACGCGAAAACCACACCAGGCGCACGAGTTCCATGGTTGGCCTCCCAAACCGATATGTTAGCCGAGGACTGGTGCATCGTAGGTAATGAGTCAGCGGTCAACTCTGTTGGTGAGTATGAATTACCTATCGGGCAAACCGTGAAAATAGATGGTTACCCATTTGAACTGCGGGAGCCGGTGAGGGCGCTAAGTAGTCAGCATGTACTGGATGTTCTCAGTGCGGATAAGAACACAGGGATTCAGGCTGTTTAAGTCATTACAGAGTCACTTCCCAAGAGGTGGCTCAATAATGGCCCACAACAGACTAATAGAACACTATGGCAAAGCATGATTGGGAAGCGTTACAAGCTGCATTTTTGGCTGATAACGCGGATACCGGGATTACCGCTCAGCAATGGTGTGAACAGCATGGACTTAATTACCAATCTGCACGCCGCTATATCAAACCGCGTGCTGCGCAGTCTGCGCAAAAGAAACCCCGTAGAACTGCGCACAATGCGCAATCCGATGCTACTGCGCAACAGTGCGCAAACAGTGATGACGCACAACAGGAAGAACAGAAATTATCATCGGACGCAGACGATGACCGCGATCCCGAGTCAGAGCCAGCCGAGAAACCGAACTCCGGCAGATCTGGCAACGGGCAATTCACCAAAGGCAACCGTCATTCAGAAGGTAATGCAGGTAATCCCAATCCGGTTGGCGCTTTTACTCCCGGCAATCAGGCAGCCAGAAAGCATGGCGCTTATGCGCGGTATCTGAATGCAGATGATTTGTTTGAGGCGGCGGCAGATTCAGATCTTCATGACGAACTGATATTCACCCGAGCGCGGGCATTATCAGTGACCAAGACCATGCGGAAAATCCATGAGGATTTAGTTGCAGCGGAATCCGTTGAAGCGCGAATAGAACTGTATGACAAGCTGCTAAAGGCTGAATCGGCTCTGGACAGAAACATTGGTCGCATTGAATCCATAGAGAATAGTTTGAGTAAATTGAAGCTGGATGCCGTAAACGTGCCGCGCTTAACCGCAGATACCTATCGTATTAAAGCTGCTACCGCCAAATTAAAGGCTGAGACTGAAAAGCTATCTGCTGAAAGCAAAGACGTAACAACGCCAATGAGTGATGTCGTTCAGGATATTCAAGATATGTCGGGCAATGGGATGCTTTCTTAATGTCTACGCCGATCTACGATAAAGCACTGGCTGATGGTGAGTTAGCCGGAATGACACCAGCACAACAGCAACTGTTTATTGTATCCAAGCTGAGTAATCCATGGTGGCGGCTCAATAACCTTTACAAGATTGAGAATGAAAAGGGCCAGTTAGTTACATTTAGAATGCGGCCAGCGCAGCGCAAGCTGTTTGAAACGATGCATTCACGCAATATCGTTCTAAAGGCACGGCAGCTCGGCTTTTCTACTGCAATTGATATTTATTTGTTGGACCAGGCGTTATTCAGTAAAAACCTGAAGTGCGGGATCATTGCTCAAGATAAACAGGCAGCAGGTGAAATCTTCCGTACCAAGATAGCGATACCCTTCGATCATTTACCCGGTTGGTTGCGTGGTACTTTTAAAGTGACGGAGCGGCGTAGCGGCGCAAATGGCGGATATATTCTGTTTGCTCACGGTTCAAGTATTCAGGTTGCAACATCATTTCGCTCTGGCACCGTTCAGCGTTTGCATATTTCTGAGCATGGGAAGATCTGCGCTAAATATCCGGCTAAAGCGAAAGAGGTCCGCACAGGCACATTAAACGCCATTCATGATGGTTGCATTGTCTTTATTGAATCCACTGCCGAAGGGGTCGGTGGTGATTTTCATTCAATGAGTACCCGCTCAATGGAGTTGGCTCAATCTAATATTGACCTTACTGATCAAGACTATCGATTCCATTTCTTTGCGTGGTGGCAGGATCCTAAGTATCAGGCTCCTGTACCTGATGGTGGCCTGCGTTTAAGTAAATACCATCAAGAGTATTTTTCTGCCGTTGAGCAAGCGATGGGTATCACTTTGCTCGATGAACAAAAGCAGTGGTATATCCGCAAAGAAATTGAGCAGCAGGAGGAAATGAAACAGGAATTCCCTAGCACGCCATCTGAGGCATTTCTAACATCTGGCCGCCGCGTATTTGCCGCCATCAATGTCATGCAGGCCGAAGGTCAGTGTCAGTCTCCGTTGCTGGTATATGACATTGAGCCAGTAACCGGTAAACGAACCAAAGTTCAGGCATTACGTGCTGGCAATGCAGAAGAACTTCAACGCACGCTACTGAATCACTTATTGGTGTGGGAACTGCCGGATCCAGATGAGGATTACGCCATTGGCGGGGATGTGGCGGAAGGGCTGGAAAATCGTGACCGATCATCATTTGATGTGGTGAAAAAGTCTACCGGGGAACAGGTCGCCCACTGGTTCGGCTATCTGGATGCTGAATTGTTCGCTCAACTTTTAGCCCATGTTGGCAAATGGTACAACACCGCATTTATCGGGCCAGAACGAAACAACCACGGTCACGCAGTCATACAGAAGTTACGTGAAGTTTACCCACACCGCGCTATCTACTCAGAGCAATATCTCGATCGTGACCACGATGACGAAACGCCAAAGCTTGGCTGGCTAACTACCGCACAAAGCAAGCCAGTGATTATTGAAGGGCTTAAATCATTGCTTCGTGAGAATGCTTCTGGTGTGCGCTGGATTGGCACCATCAATGAATTGAATACCTATGTTTACGATGCAAGAGGTCGCATGAATGCCCAAACGGGTTGTTTTGATGACCAGGTGATGAGCTATGCCATTGCACAAGAAATGCGTGCGCGAATGCCTGCACGTCCGAAACACCAACCTATTGACCGTTCTAAACCTAAACACTGGATGGCTATCTGATGAATACCGTTACTAATCAAACTGAGTCTGCTCAGCCAGTAAACCGCGACCGCTTTACGCTTGAGCGCTTGATGGATATCTCTTCAGATATTGACCATCAGCCAGATTGGCGAACCAGCGCTAATACTGCTTGTGCTTATTACGATGGTGACCAACTTGCACCGGAAGTGGTAGCAAAGCTACGAGAACGCGGACAACCGTTAACGCAACATAACCTTATCGCGCCTACTATCGACGGAGTGCTAGGCATGGAAGCCAAGACACGGACTGATTTGATGGTGATTGCTGATGATCCCAATGAAGAAATGGAGGTCATGGCCGAAGCAGTCAATGCTGAGTTTGCGGATGCTTGCCGGTTAAGTGGATTGAACAAAGCCCGTAGTGATGCCTATGCCGAGCAAATCAAAGCCGGTTTATCGTGGGTTGAGGTGCGCCGCAACAGTGACCCATTCGATAATAAATTCAAAGTCTCTACCGTTCATCGTAATGAGGTGTTCTGGGATTGGTTCAGCCGCGAGGCGGATCTGAGTGATTGCCGTTGGTTGATGCGTAAGCGTTGGTTGGATGTGGATGAGGTGAAAGGGACATTCCCCGACAAATCGCAAATTATCGATTATTCCCTCAATGAGTGGAAAGGCTTTGTTGATACCGATTTAGCCGCCGGGCAAGAGTCTGACCTGATCAGTGCTTATGAAGAGTATCAATCGTGGAGCCGGGAGAGCACCGAGTGGGTAACATCCAATCGTAAGCGCGTGCTGCTTCAGGTTATCTACTATCGCACCTTCCAGCGCCTGCCAATCCTGCAATTAAGCAATGGCCGCGTTGTAGAATATGACAAGAACAACGTTATGCATGCTGTGGCAGTGGCCACTGACCGGGTGCAGGTCACTATGGCGCGAGTCAGCCGGATCCGTGAATCATGGTTTGTCGGGCCTCATTTCATCATCGACCGCCCCTGTACCGCGCCGCAAGGCATGTTTCCGCTGATCCCGTTCTGGGGCTATCGCAAAGATAAAACCGGAGCACCCTATGGTTTGGCCTGTCGCGCCATACCGGCACAGGATGAAGTGAATTTCCGCCGCATTAAACTGACTTGGCTATTACAGGCCAAGCGCGTGATTAAAGATGCGGATGCGACCAACATGACTGATAAACAGTTGGCCGAAGAAATCGAGCGCCCGGATGGGGTGATTAACCTCAATCCCAACCGCGCCAATAAAACCACAGCGGCAGATGCATTAAACATCCAACAGGACTTTCAAGTTGCACAGCAGCAGTTCCAGGTTATGCAGGAATCCATGAAGTTGATTCAGGACGGATTGGGGGTTTACTCAGCGTTCCTCGGGCAAGACTCCAACGCATCCAGTGGTGTGGCAATCAGTAACTTGGTAGAGCAGGGTGCGACTACCTTGGCGGAAATCAACGATAACTATCAGTTTGCTTGCCAACAAGTGGGCCAGTTATTGTTGTGCTATTTGCTGGAAGAGTTAACCAAGCGCCGAAATTATCCGGTAGTGATTAATCGTGATGATCCACGCAAGCGCAAAGAGGTGGTATTGAATGCCGCCGAAGAGGCTGGCCGGATGAATAACGATGTCTCGCGTTTACGGGCGCATATCGCGCTGGCACCAATTCAACAGACGCCAGCCTATAAATCTCAACTGGCACAACGGTTATCTGAAGTTATTGTCGGGTTGCCACCGCAGATTCAGGTTAGCGTGTTGGATATGTGGGTAGAACTGTTAGACCTGCCAAATAAACAAGAATTCGTTGAGCGGATCCGTGGCGCATTGGGTACACCAAAATCGCCGGATGAGATGACACCAGAAGAACAGCAGGCGGCACAGCAGGAACAACAGTTACAGCAGCAACAGCAAGAGCTGGCAATGCGTGAGTTAGCAGCGAAAGTTGAACGCTTAGAGGCAGAGGCTAAACGCATTAATGCCCAAGCGGAGCGCGAGGCCACATTGGCAAATGGTCAACGTTTCAATGACGCTTATACTCAGGCGAAAACCGGGCAGGTGCTGCAAGATATGCAGAATGTGACTGAAGAAATAGGTGCGTTACATGAAGAAATGATGCAGAGCATTCAGGGGCAAATTGACCAAATACCACTCTAGCTATTGCATGCCCGCAAGATACGCGCTAAATTTCCGAAAGATGCACTACATTGCATTGAATTAAGCCTCGCCTAACCGCGGGGCTTTTTGCTTTCTGGTATCTCTGATTTTCATCTGAATTACTTGCCCACAATTCGTGGGCTTTTCTTTTTCTACCATCAAGGTTCATGCCGCTGAGCTCTCTTATCCAAGAGTGCTTATTCGCATGGGCAGCGATACGCCTTTCTCATTCGGATCTATCCGGTAAATAGTCATGCAGGAGTTATAACGTGGACATTGAATTAACAGGTAATGAAACGCCAGAAGAGTTGGAAGCACTGATCGATGGATTTGGTGATGTGGATATTTCTGATGTCACACAGACAGCGGCAGTAACCACTACGCCAATCGCTGTTGCTACTGACGAGACTAACGCAGCAGTATTAAATACGGGCGATAAGAAAGACGAGCTGACGCCGGGCGCGACGACTGTACCGGCCACGGAAGTGCCAATCGCTAGAACGACAGCAACCACGCAAGCGGCAACCACTGAAGGCACTGATAAGCCAAAAGGTATTCTTAGCAAAGATGGTCAGCATGTTATTCCTTACGACGTATTAGTGGCCGAGCGGGCGGAAAAACAGCGTTTGGTCGGCTCCAATCAGCAAACGGCAACTGAGTTAGCTGAAGCCAAGCGTAAACTGGCAGCGTTAACGCGACAAATTAACTCTGCCGGTATGCAGCCCGTTCCTTTACCTGAAAAAGCACAGGTTACCCCTGAGCAAATCAATTCCATCCGTGAAAACTTTCCTGAGATGGCGGCAGTGTTGGACACTGTGGTGCAGAAAATCGATTACCTGCAACAAGGTCAGCCAGCAGAACCCGCCCATCAGTCGAGTGGTAACCCGGTTACAGATGCCATCAATGCGGTACCTGACCTGAAGTCATGGCAGGATCAAGATCCTGACCGTTTCACACTGGCAGTACACATTGATACGAATCTGCAAAATGACCCTGCATGGAAAGATAAGTCTTTAACTGAGCGCTTTGTGGAAGTCGCAAAACGTACCAAAGCCGCTTACGGTGAATCGGTCGAATCGGTTCAACAAGAACTGGATACGACAGCCACCACTACGGCGACTACGGCTACAAACGCCGATGTGCAACGTATTGCCGCCGAGAAACTGGCCGCTGCCACTGCGGCGACTCAAGTCCCTGGCTCACCGTCAGATCTCGGGGTAACAACCACTCATACGGCATCACCTTTGGAGCAGGCTGCTAACGCTTCTCCAGATCAGTTACAGGCCATGTTTGCTGGTATGACTGATGCCCAGATTGAGGCGTTGTTAGAGCAGGCAATCTAACCCCCCAATTGACTTAAACCTCAACCCGCTGTTGCGGGTTTTTCATTTATGGAGTTTTTATGACGACTATCACCTCTGCCCAGGCGAATAAGCTAATGCAGGTCGCGCTGTTCACGGCTGCAAACCGTAACCGCTCATTTGTTAACGTGTTAACCGAACAACAGGAAGCGCCGAAGTCGGTCAATCCAGATAAGAAAGGCACCACTCAAACCAGCCACAATGCGCCAGTTGTGCGTATCACTGATCTGCAAAAACAGAAAGGTGATGAAGTGGATATGCAGATCGTCCATAAACTGTCTAAACGTCCCACCATGGGCGATGAGAAGTTGGCCGGTCGTGGTGAAAATCTGGCATTCGCGGATTTCTCGCTGAAGATAAACCAAGGCCGCCATCTGGTTGATGCTGGCGGGAAGATGTCTGAGCAGCGTTTCAAGCACAACCTGAATAAGACCGCCCGCACGTTGCTGGGGACTTACTTCAATGATGTGCAGGATCAGTCTGCTACCTTCCATCTAGCCGGTGCGCGTGGCGATTACATGGCCGATGACACCATCGTGCCACTGGCTGATCATGGTGAGTTTGGCAAAATCATGATCAACGATGTATTGCCGCCCACTTATGACCGTCATTTCTATTCTGGTGATGCCACATCCATGGAAACATTGGATGCTGCGGATCTGTTCACGCTGGCCACTGTCGATAACATCGCCTTGTTCCTTGATGAAATGGCTCACCCATTACAGCCCATCCGCATGTCTAAAGATGAGTTGGCTAACGAAGATCCGTACTTTGTTCTCTACGTGACGCCGCGCCAGTGGAATGACTGGTACACGTCTACCTCCGGTAAAGACTGGCAAGCAATGATGACTCGCGCACTACAGCGTTCTAAGGGCTTCGACCATCCGTTGTTCAAAGGCGAATGTGCGATGTGGCGTAACGTGCTGGTTCGTAAATATGGCGGTACGCCAGTCCGTTTCAATGCCGGTTCTAAAGTGCTGGTATCCAATAATGACTTGGCGGCCTCAACCAAGATTATCACCACCGGCACCACCATTGACCGCGCTATGTTGTTAGGCGGTCAGGCATTGGCGAATGCTTACGGTACCGGTGATGGCGGTGGTTTCTTCGGTTATAACGAAGAGAAAGTGGACCACAACAATGGTACTGAAGTGTCAATTCGTTGGATTAACGGTTTGAAGAAGATCCGCTTCAAACAGAAAGATGGCCGAGTCAATGACCACGGTGTCATGGTGGTGGACTCAGCGGTCACTCTGGGCAAGTAACGCCCAGGAATATCATTCATCAATGCTACAAGGAGCAGACTTCGGTCTGCTTTCTTTTTGTCTGGAGAAAAATGTTATGACCATTATTAAAGCGCCGTCTATTGGTGACGCGGTATATCAAGGCCCACAAGGCAACTTGTCGTTGGCTGAAGGGCAGATTATTTTAAAAAATGCCGCTGTGGGTGACGTGATTGAGTTTCTGGAACTCCCTATCGGCATGCGTATTTATGGGGTGAGTGTCGTCAGTGAAGCCCTTGGCGCGGCTGTTACCGTAGAAGTTAAAAGTGGAACTACCTCACTCGTCGCGGCTGCCAGCCATGCCGCTGCTGTCGCGAAGAATGTGCCAATTGTTCCTTACAGCACGCAAGCCGCTGGTGAGAAAGTGACTGCTGTGATTGCGGGCGGTGTTGCCAGTGGACGCCTGGTGATTAATATCTTGTATGTCGCTGTCGGTTACTAATTTCACATTATTCCCCTCTAAGCCCACTTCGGTGGGCTTTTTACTGTCTGCAATCTGGAGTTTCCCATGCCTAACAAAATCGCCGTGGTCTATATCGGTCTAAAAGAAAAAAAACGTGACACCATTACCGGTAGTCGCCTGGTATTTCCGCGCCATAAACCGGTTGAGGTTGAAAGTGCTATTGCCCATCAACTGCTGGATTTCCCAACGGTATTTATTCGTCACGATGAGTTGGAGGATGCGTTGAATCTGCAACAAGCCTCAGAACAAGAACATGCAGAGCTGGCGGCGCACCTCATAGAACAAGCCAAACTTGAGGCAGCAAAAAATAGTTTTGTCCTGAAGATCGGTGGTAATGATGTTGATATTGCCAAGCTGACTTCTGTTCAACTAGCAACGTTAGTCGAATCTGAAGATCTGGATATCAAGCAGGGTGCTCAGGAAAAGGTCGATGATTTCCGCGTGCGTGTTCGTGAAGCTATTCAGGCCAAGAATACCGCCAGCATTGAGGCTAAATAACCATGGCAACCCTTGACGCATTTCTACCGACCATTCGAAAGCATATCAGTGGCCCGCTGGATATCATGATGAAGCAGGCTGCATTGGAATCTGCGATCACCTTTTGTCGTGAGTCGTTAATCTGTCGTGACGCGGTTACTTTTAATCATGTTACTCCGGGGGCCACTTATATCCTGACGGATAGCGCTCTGGTGAAATGCGTCAAGCGTCTACGGGTGTTGGACCTCACTAATCAGGACAGTAATGCCAGTGCGCCGGGTGTCATGTTGTCGGCAGGCATTGAATTTACTGTGAAGTCTGCCAATCAAATCAGTTTCAATCAGCCGTTTACCAAAGTGACCGTGGATTTTGCCATTGAACCCAAGCGTGGGATGACTGAAGTGCCTGACGTTCTGGCAGACGATTACGCAGATGTGATCGCCATTGGTGCTCTTGAAGATTTATTTATTATGCCGGGCAAACCGTGGACGGATCCGCAACGCTCACAATACTTTGGCGCGCGTTTTGTTGATGGTTACCGCCGGGCATTCCGTGAGGCACTGGATAACTCCCCGATCACTGCTTTCAATAACCCTGTCCGCAAACACGAGTTCTTCTAATGATCACTATTGCCGAGATTATTGGGCGGGTTAACACCCAACTCAAAGATACAGCATGGCTGCGCTGGCCGTTGGCGGAGCTATGTGATTATTACAATGATGCTGTCCGGGCAGTCATTCTGGCGCGGCCAGGTGCCGGAGCCACGACCGAAGTGATGACTACTGACGTAGGGACTAAACAGACGTTGCCCGCCGGGGCGATCCGCTTAATCGAGATGATTCGTTTAGTAGACGGCAGGGCATTAAGGCCAGTACCGAGAGATGTACTGGATAGTCAATATCCTGACTGGCATCAGATGACGGGTCCCGTTGAACGTTACACCTATAACGAATTGACACCCAAAGTGTATTACCTGTTTCCAGGAACGGTGAAATCCATAGGCATTGAGGCAGTAGTTGCCAGAGTTCCTACGGCGGTTGCTATCAATGATCTGGCAGATAAAACACCGGTACCGATTGACGAGCTTTATGTGAATCCACTGGTGGATTGGATGCTGTATCGCTCATTTAGCAAAGATGGTGATGCCGGGGCCAATCTCAATTTAGCCATGCAGCATTACCAGGCATTTAGCGATCAGTTGGGCGTTAAGCAAAACTCTGAGAGTTTCGCCCAACAATTGAAAGAAGCACAGTATCAGGGAGGTGGGCAGTGAGTATAAAAGTCTCCGGCATTATGATTAATCCTGCGGGTGAGCCGGTTGCGAATGCACAAATCACCCTAAGAGCAGTTACCAACAGCCTTACGGTACTCACTGGATTTTCAGTAACAGTTAAAACAAGCAGTTCTGGTGCGTACAGCGTGCAGTTAGAGCCAGGAAGCTACTCACTGACAGTGGCGGCGGAGGGGCACAGTTTTGTCTATGGGGCTATCACTCTGGATGAGACTACTGGCCCCAGTACGCTCAATCAGTTGTTGAAGCAACAACTCATGGAGTCTGATCTAACACCTGACTTAATTCTGTATTTCCGACAGATTCAACAGCAGGTAAGCAACGATCTAACAACAATCAAAACTCTGGAAAAGAGTGCGAGTGATTCAGCGACAAATGCCAGTAACTCTCGAAATGAAGCCAAACAGTATGCAACTGACCTTTCAACGGCGTTAGCAACCGCAAAAGGGTATCGTGACCAATCAGGAGTCAGTGCTAATACGGCCAAAGGCTTTAGAGATGAAGCAGAAATCTTTGCGAATAGGGCTAAAAGCTCTGCGGAAAGCATTGATACTCCGGCCTTAGAGCAGAAGATAAATAGTAAACTACCACTGGCGGGCGGGACATTAACAGGGCCATTAATCTCAAAACAATCTGGTGCTATAACTTTCACACCCATGGATGCAACAGCTTATAACTGGATTCACTGGACACAAGTAGACGGCACTCCTGGCTTTCGTATGGGTCGATTAGAAAACAACGGAAGTTTCTACCTTCGTGACTATAGTGACGGTGGTGTAACGGCGTTAACGCTAGCTAAAGGCCAGTGGATTTGGACAACTGGGAATCAACCTCCATCAGATCATGTGCCTTGGATAAACCTCACACTACAAAATGGCTGGGTCACGAGTGGGGCAGCTAATGCTTACCGTGCGGCATTTCGTAAGTTTTGGGGACTTGTGTTTGTCGAGGTATCAATAACGGGTGGGACTATTGGTAATGGGATTGTTTTATTCACGTTACCAGCCGGATATCGTCCCGCGTATAGCACGACAGTGCCCGTTGTTTGTGTTTCTGGAACAGAGTATTCAGGGCTTGTAACCATTCGCCCCAGCGGTGAGGCGGTTATTGGAGGAATCCTTACAAATCAAGTAATCGCTTTATCATTCAACTTCTCCCCAGCATAAGGAAATCATATGAAAATAAACATATTAGATAGCGATGGTTTTTATATAGTAGATCATATAGACGGTGAATTGCCTCCAAGCTGGACATCTGATTTAGTGGGTGATGGGTATTATAAAGCTCAATATCAAAGCGCAACGAAAAATACAGATACGGGAGAATGGACTGGCGGTGTTTGGATAGAAACAAGTGGCCCGACTGCTACTGATATTGAGCACGCTAAAGCATTTCATATTGCAGCAGCTAACACAGAAAAATCGACTCTTATGTCTCATGCGTCCAATATGATTGATGCGCTGTCAGATGAAATTGAGGGTTTGGAAGAGGGCGGTGATGATGTGCCGGTGCAACTTCGTTCAGACTTGAAAGCATGGAAGCAATATCGGATCGCGGTGAAGAACATCAATGTTTCACTTGCGCCCGATATCGAATGGCCGTTGCCGCCAGAGTAGAACAATATAGCCGCGGTTGATCTAAGATAATTAACGCGCTAAATTACCCAAAGATGCCAAGCCTCACTTTTTAGTGGGGCTTTTTTTATGCCCGTCGGAAATCCTCCCCTATGTCAGCTATCGATATCACTACCATGCGTGGCGAAATGCCTCGGGCAGTGCCACATCTATTGCCAGAGCAAGCGGCGACTATTGCCAAAAATTGTCATTTTCGCCACGGCGTGATTACACCCATCATGGCTGATATTGATGGTGGAAAAACATTCAAGTTGAAGCCAACGACAATTTTCCGTTATCGAGATAATTACTGGTTTGCCTGGGCGGGCGTGGTGGACGCAATCCGCAGTCCGGTGGCTCAGGATCAATATGAGCGTGTGTATTTCACTGACGGTAAATATCCAAAAGTCACTAGCAATCAAATTGCCACGCAAGGTACCGGCAATTTCCCTGCGGCGAGTTATCGTTTGGGCATTCCTGCGCCGAGCAATCCAATTGAAATCACTTCAATTAAACCGCCGGCTGATCATAAAGAAGATGACCCGACCGATGATGACACCCGTTTTTATGTTGAAACTTATGTCACCGGTTATGGTGAAGAGGGGCCACCGGGGCCGGTTTCGCAGGAAGTCACCATCGTCCATCCCGGCAGCACCGTGAACCTTGCTCTACAACCGCCCGGCAGCCAAAACTCCAATATAACCCGCCGCCGTATTTATCGTTCTGCATCGGGTGGTGGTGTCGCGGATTATCTGCTGTTGGTGGAGTTACCTGTTGCTGTACTTACTTATCAGGATATTTCGCTGGATAAAGAGCTTGGGCCGGTATTGGAAACAGAAAACTTTCTGATGCCGCCCGATGAAATGATTGGTCTGTGTCTGATGGCGAATGGCATTGCCGCAGGTTTTGCTGGTAATCAGGTGATGTTCTCCGAGGCTTTTCTCCCTTATGCCTGGCCGGAAAGTTACAAGCAAAGCACCGAGCACGATATTGTGGCTATTGCCCCTATTGGTGCCGGGCTGGTGGTGGGAACCAAAGGGCGGCCCTATCTGTTCAGTGGCATTACCCCGTCAAATATTACCAACGCTAAGTTACCGGTGATGCAAGCCTGTGTCAGCCGTCGCAGCATGGTGAGTATGGACAACTTTGCCATTTATGCCTCACCCAATGGTTTGGTATCCGTCGATGGTGCTGGAAATGCGTTAGTCGCAACTGAGCAAATTATCGAACCGCGTCAGTGGCGTAAAAACTTCAATCCGGAAAGCATAAAAGCATGGCAGGTTGAGGGGGAATATCTGGCTATTTACCAGACAGCGAAAGGAACTAGCGCTGGATTTATTTTCGACCCGCAAGCCATGGATATTCGCCATCTGACTACTGTCTTTGACACAGCATTTAATGATTTAGAGACTGATACGCTCTACACCATCAAAGGTGACAAGCTCACTATATCGCAGAATAGCACGACACCTTTGCCTATAACGTGGCGTAGTAAGCCATTCCTTGCGCCTGCCGGGACATCATTTTCATGTTTGAGGATTATGAGTGACAGGGTGATCCGAGTAGGCGTCAATTTGATTGTTGATGACGTGCCGGTGTTGTCTTTGCCGCCAGGCAGTTTAATCGATGGCCTTTTGAAGCTCCCCCCTATTACTGGCCGGAAATGGATCATTGAAGTGTGGGGTTATGCTCAAATTGATCGCATTACTCTGAGTACCTCTATGGTGGAGATGCCAGCATGACCAAAGGTTTCCGCGCGGGTCGTGATGCGGCTGCAATCTCTGAAAATATTGAGGTGTTGACCGGGCAACGGGGTGACGGTCGCAATCGCGCCGTGACTTATGCAGACTTGGCTGATCTGGATTTGGCAAAATTACGTTCTGGGGCAGGCGGTAAATTACAGCTCAAACCCAGTCCAAATGATAATACTGGCCCAGCCCCCTCTTTTCCCACCCAGCCGCGAAATTTTAAAGCCAACGGTGGTTTTAGCGCCGTACTGCTTGAATGGGACATGCCTAATTATCGTGGACATTCAATAACCGAAGTCTATCGCAGCACCGAAGATAACCTGGCTAATGCTGTGATGGTGGCCAGTTCTGCTGCGGCTGTCTACGGCGACCCGGTTGATCCGGGCTGGCAGGGTTTTTACTGGATTCGTTTTGTCAATTCCGCCGGTGTTGAGGGGCCATTCAATGCCAGTAAGGGAACGCCTGCAAAAACGGCAGTCGATATTGATGAGCTGATTGACCTGATTAATAAAGAGATAAATGACTCTCCATTAATCGGTGAGTTGGCGAACAGCGTCGGTGATTTAGATAAAAACGGTGGTCAAGCATTTCAAAAAATGTGGAGCACCAAGGTTAATGCCAGTGGCATAACTGCCGGGATCGGAATAGTCGCAGGCAAAGATGCCAGCGGAAAACCGATATCTCAAGTTGCTATATCGGCCAGTCAGTTTTTTGTCTTTGACCCTAATAATCCAACGGATACTGGAACCTATGCAATCCCATTCTCAGTTGTCGGCGGGAAAGTCGTTATTACAGAGGCTGTGATTCGTGAAGCCACTATCAAAATTTTGAACGCCCAAAAGATTGTGGCTGATGAAGTTAAAGCAGGGATCAGTATTTCTACCCCGACACTCAATAGCGCCACTATCAACAACGGCAAGTTTACGGTTGACGCCGCCGGTAACCTGAAAATTGGTGACCTCTTTAGTGTTTCAAATACCGGCAGAATCACTATTAGGCAAGGTGCGGGCAGTATCGGCCTGGTTATTACTAACGAGAGAATAGAGGTTTATGATGAAAAAGGTGCGCTTATGGTTCGTCTTGGCAAGCTTGATTAGTTTAACGGCTTGTATGTCAGTGGGTAAAAATCCTCCACCTGAATTTAACTTTAATGGTGTATGGCAGTGTCGCGCTACGGTTTAGAGGTATTCCGCCCGGATGGCACATCAGTGGTCATGGATAACAAAACCACGATCACTAAGATTGTTGGTATGGGTAGTAAGGATAATTCGTTCGGGGAATGGAATACGGGGATTACTGTACCCGTTGGCTATGACTATTTCTTATGGATGTCTTCTTATGCCTGGCTTGATTACACCGTTAGTGGTAGTCAGTGGGTACCTGGTGGATTCGCTTATAATCAACCTTATTTGGACGCTAATCGTACACTGAAAGTAAACTCAGTTAATTACTATGGTGCTATTCCATCCTCATATTATGGTGTTTATATCTGGCCCTCTTCTGGATCGGTGGGTGGTTATGGCATCCAATTTATGGGGGTTAATAACTTTACCGGCATTAGCAATATCAGCCAATTCTCTTGCCTGTTATTTAAAGGTGAAGTTGATATAAATGATGGCTGGCTACCCAGCAGCATTAATCCGGCATTCGCAGCCGATCAGGTGATGTGTTATTTCTACACAACAGATGCCAGTAAAACGATCTGTATGTCGCCTGATCCTAATGACCGCCGATATCGGGTTTTTTATGTCAATGGCGGTGGTGGGGCCACAATTAGAGCCAAAGTCTGTATTTTCGGTAGCGGTGCTTTAACTCGAAGCAAATATGGGTTGGAAATCTATTCGAAACAAAATGGCTCAGTAGTTTATAACTCGGGCTACGATATTTTGGCCCGCCCTAAATTGGTTCCTTTAACCGGTGCAGCATTAGGCTCAATGCGTAGTGTTGAGGGCGTTGCCCGGCCAATGTACGCGCCATGTAATATTGGTGCGATGTACAGTTACCCGTGGCAAGTTTACGTTTGGGTTAACAGTAATGGCACCCAAATAGCCCCCTCTTGGGGGTGGGCCAGAAATCAACCGGCATCCCATGGCCCATTAACCTATTACGTTTCAAGTATTCCTATCATGGTGCTGGATGCTGCAAACTACTTTCACTTCTAAACTGGCGCGAATCGCCAGTGATGCCGGGGATCCAGAACTCCTCATTCATGTCCAGGACGCCTGCCGTAAAAAGCAGGCGTTTTGCTTTTCAGCGGAAGATGCGGTGATAGTTCTGCGCCCGCGAATAAAAGAGGGCATTCCCTATGTTGTGGTCTGGCTTGGCATCAGTAGCGGGCAGCAAGGTTTGGTTAAGTACACCCCGGAGGTTCAGCAACTCACTCGCATGATAGGCGGGCGCTGGGCTGAGTTTTACACGGCCCGCAAAGGGTTTATCCGCATTGCGCGGCGTTTGGGATTTGAACGTTTGGCTGATGAAGATGGACTGATGAAATTCAAAATACCGATTTAATGTAAACAAGTAGATAAGCGAAAGCCCCGAACTGTTAGCCGCAGTCGGGGCTTTCTACTTTCTGCACCTTGAAAGAGCAAGGGAGAAGATGTGAGTGATATTAGCAAACTGATTCGGGAGTTGCGAATTATGGGCGAAAAAATAACTGATTGGAGATTCCTGCTTATATGGACAGTTTTCTTCCTGTTCGGGTTATCAAGTTTGATTCAAGCAATAAGGTGGTGGTAACTCATGGGCAAAGGTGGCGGTAGCACCGAGGTTAAAGAAACCTCTCAGGAACTGGCAGCGGCTGAAATTGCGGGTAAACAATGGACGCTGTACCAGAACGAACTTAAGCCAATGGAAAATCTGTTTATTAGCAAAGTAGACAGTATGAATAACGAGTCGAAATACGACGATGCCGCCGGTACCGTCAATTTAGGCTATCAACAGGAGTTTGGTAAGGCACGGCAACAGGCGGCTACTGAATTGTCTGCCGGCGGCGTGGATCCAAGCAGCGGCAAGTTTCAGGGAGCACTACAAACGCTGCAAAGTGACCAGGTAGCCGGGCAAATCGATACGACTAACCGGGCGCAAACTTCGCAACAGGATAAGTACGTTGCCGGTTTACAAGATGTGGTGGCAATGGGGGCAGGGCAAAAAGCGGATGCACTGTCGGGTTATAGCAATATTGCTAATCAGAGTTTGAATAAAGCCACCAGTGATGCACAGAAATCACTTAGTGACCGGCAGGCAGTAGGGCAATTAGTCGGCGCTGTTGGTGGAGTGGCCGCGCGCACTTATGGCCTTAAAGACGCCAATGGCAGCAAATCCTCTGGTGTTTTTGGCGGTAACTAATAACAGGAGATAACTATGGGACAAGCATCTGATACCTATGCCAATCTTATTCGCGAACAGTATAACGACTGGCTGACTCGTTTTTATCCAAAGCAAAAAGAACTGATGGGGCTAGCTACCAGTGGCGAGCTGATGAATCAACAGTTAACCCGCGTCAGTGACAGTTCTACCAATAGTCTTCATTCCGCACAGTTGGGTACGCAAAATCAGTTAGCGCGTTATGGCACCACCCAAACAGCAAATCCCGACGATAACAGTTTAGGTCTGCGTTCGGCGTTGGCCACTGCTGGTGCGAAGAATGGTATCCGTGAGGCTGAGCAAGACCGGCAGATGAATATCTTAACGGGCGGCAGTGCCAGCCTACGTGAGCAAATGAGTATTGGCGGAGGGAGTAACTAATGGGATACGGACTGATAGATGTCGCACGGGATACCCGGCAACAAGCCCTACAAGGGATGGGGGATGCATCGAATCGTGAAATGCAACGCGAAACCTCAAGCCAACAACTCAAGATGCAACAGCAGCAAGGCAAAATGAGCATGGTGGGTGTTGGTGCGGGGACGGGTTTGGCAATGGGTGGGCCACTCGGGGCCGGTATTGGTGCCGCAGTGGGTTTGCTGGCGGGCAGCATTTTCTAAAGGATCATTATTATGGGCGTACAAGGTTTAGCAGACGGCTTCCTGGCTGGCTTCAATACGACGGATCAGGCGATTAGTCGTAATCGCGAACTGGGTTTGCGGGATGCAGCACAACAGCAACAGGTGAAAGATTCTGACCGTAACTATGACCTGGCGAAAGAGCAGGTGGATTGGCGCAAAGAGACAGATAACCGTGATCATCAATATAAATCACAGCGTGATAGCGTGGGTGATGAGCAGTGGAATAAGAACTATGGCTTAGCGCAGGCGAGTCAGCGCACGGCCAATGCCAGTTTGGGCATGCGGGCGCAGGAACTCAATATGCGCAAGAGCGAGTTTAATTTCCAGCGTTCTCAAGCTGAACGCCAGCAGCGCATGCAAGAAGAAATGCCGGTCGTTCAGGCGATGTATAAACAGATTGAAACCACTGGTCAGGTTGACCCTCAATTGTATGGGCAAATATCAAAGGATAATCCGCTTCATCCGTCCCGCTTTTTTGGTCAGGAAGCCATCAATAACGTGATGGAGATTAACCAGATTATGCCGAAAGTGCTCTCCGGGGAAATGAACTATAACGACCCGAAAGTATTAAAGACGATGAATACTGTGTTGGCCCCTTATATTGAGCGCAATATTGATGAAGTCGATCCGGAGTCTGGCAAGAAGATTAAGAGCAAAGAACTGGCCCATATTGGCATCAGCGAAGATGGCAAGTTTGTTATCCCCGGCCTGAAAGTCACCTATAGCGATGGCTCTACCGCCAATAAACCTATGACTCAATTCGGTTCCGCTGATGTGAATGACAACCAGGTAGCGAAAATTCCTATCGATGAGTTTATGAATAAAGTCAGAGGCTACAGCCAGATGGTGGGGCAACTCAATCAGCCTGATCGGGCCAAGTTTATTGGCAGCATGGTTAACCCGCCGGATAAAGCCGCCATGCGTCAGGAAAGTGAAGGCTACCGCAAAGAGTTGCTGGATATTGGTAAAGATGAGAGTAAGCAGCTGGCCGCGCTAAATAAAGATGGCGCGATGATGGATGAGAAGCAACTGGCCGCCGCAAAGCAGGAAATTAAGGGCAACTCTGAGCAACGCCGCCAACAAGCTTCCGAGCTCTACGGCGTGGGTGGGGGCCGTGGTTCTCAGAATCAATCCGGCATTGACCCAGCTGAGTTGGAAGCATTTGCCGGGGAGTACCAAAAAGAATTTGGTGAAGTGCCAGATCTGAATAACCCACAGGATCAACAGGCCTTTATGGCATGGAAACAACAGCGGCAGCAAGTGAAAGGGCAGCTTCAGAGTGCACCACCCAGCATAGTTCAAAATGCTCCAACCGATAATAGCAATACTGCTCAGCAGTTAAGGGAAATACAACGATTATCAGCTGAAAGATAATTAATAGTTTAAGCCCCATTAGCTAATTATTGCTGAACTAGCACCTAAAGGGCAATGTTTTAACCTGAATGAACACTCTTTAAGATTAAATTATTACGTGATAATAAATTCTTCTGTGACATAATCATGCGTGATATATCTAATGTTATTTTCTTAAAGCTCTGAGTGTCACTGACATCATTGTATTTGTTGGCTAGTGTAATTATATCTTCGCAAGCTTTTAGTATTAATTGGTGATGGTCATATTCTTGAGATACTTCATCTTTTTTAACACTTAGGCTATGTTCAAGTTTTATTAACTCTTCTCTTTTCTCTTTTATTTCATTATCCAATTGGATGATAGAATCACTCATGACCTGATGTTTTTCTTTTAATGTACTTATGTCCATTTCACTCTTGGCTTCAATTGCATCAAGATCCGCTTGATTTTTCTTATTGATGAGTTCAATTTCCGCTTTATGCTCTGTTTGCACTAATTCTTTTTTGTGTTGAATTCTTGTGTTTTCTTCTAAAGTGGCGTTTTCTGATTTTGCTTTTATTTCAGCCAAATCAATGAGGTCCTCATATTCCCTTTGTTTGTTGAATTTTTCACGTTCCCTTTTTAGCTCTATCGCTTTAGCATGTTTTTTGTCGATCCATCCCTGAGCGTATGGATAAATTATAGCTAGTGAAACTCCTATTAAAACCGGAAGTAATAAATAAAAAAAGTAATTCAATAAGGTAGGGTTACTTATTATTTTTATTCTTTCCTCAATTGTTCTTTCACTGAATAAGACAAAGAGAATATTTGACCAGTTGGCCGCAAACCAACTTAGAATTATGAATCCAAACAAAGGACTATCAAGCCTTTTTGATATGGCATTTTTTACTGAGTTGGTTATTTCTTCCATTTTTTATCCTGTCTTTTTTATAAAAGTATTGCGTCTGCTGTTTTATTTGCGTGTAACTTCAATGTTAAGGTTAATTTTTTATGTCCCAACTCTACAAATTCATTTTTCCATAAACACCTTCAACCTGGCAGGAATCACCATCATCAAATGTCAGTGTACCGCTTGAGCCGTAGGTAATCTTGAGAATGGCGTTGTCTGCCAACGCTAAATTCAAGCACATAGAGGTTATAATAAAATTGTCTGTGCCAAAAATATTGTACAAATTATCATCTTCTCGACTCACCTGTACTTCATATGTTCCCGTGTTCAAATTAACCGGCCCTAGGATTCTCTGAACATCGCACGAGTCCTTGCTATCTATAAATATTAACTTGTCGCTGTACCCTTCAGTACGAAGGTAAGCATCTTCTGAATAAGCATAGGTGTAGCAGTACCTGGTTTGAATCAGTGTATTTTTACCATCGATTACATAAAGATTACTGTCTTTTCGGGTTACTGATACTTCGTATGTTGCTGCTGTGGTAGAGAAAGATATAGAGATCAGACAGATGAGAACATACAACGTACGCATTTTAAGCATTTCCTTTACCAAAAGTAGTAATTAAGTTGTTAATTATTATTATCAATTCAACGTAAAAGTCATGAACGACAGAATTATAGACCTTGTTGGGAATCTGTAACGTGCTAAATTACAGAAAGATGCCAAGCCTCACTTTTTAGTGGGGCTTTTTTTATGCCTAAAATTTGGAGTCTGTTAAATGACCTACGATCCGCAGCAACAACGTCCAGAAGAACAAACAACTAACAGTAATCGTGAAACGCTTAATATCCAGCAGCCCGGTGAAAATGCGAATACCGGTTTCGACTGGGGTGTCGTTAGGGCTGCGCGTGAGGCTGCTGGGCGACAGTCAAAAGTGCCGCAGGCCAATGACCCTAGCGTAGGTTTAAAAGATGTACTTCTTTCCGCTGCGGCGGCACCAACAGATATCATTAGTGGCAACGCTCAGTTATTTAAGGCGGGTAATCAGCGTTTAGATGATAAAGCATCAGAATATCGAAGTGGTGAAAAGAAACCGCTGATTGATATTCCGGTTAGTCCTGAAATGTTGAGGGTGATGCAAGAGAACAGCGGCAATCTGTTATCACGTGCTGGTAATGCAGTGATTGGTGGGGTGGGTGATCTTGCTCAAAGCGCTTCGAAAGAAATCAAAAGCAATTATAGCGAGGGCGCTAAAGAAGCTGCGGCGATGGATTTTATAACTTTTGAACGTGACAAAAATAAAAATGTTACTGGAATTAAAGCTGGTGCTGGCCTATTCGATAAAGATGCATGGATGATTAATGCAATCCCATCAATATCGCAAATGTTTTTAACGGCAAGTGGGGCAAAGCTAGGGGCTAATGCGGTTGAAAGGATGGCTGAAAAGGGAGCCTACAATCGTTTAATTAAGGTGCTTCCTGAAGAGGCGGCAAGGGCCACAGCAAAAGAAACTGCTCAGATGGCAAAAAGGAGAGCCCAAGTCACGGGGTTTGTTGGCGTATCGACGGGTACCGCTCAAGGTCAAGGCGGTATTGATATGCGTGAAGAGACTAATTCCATCCCCTTTGATCAATTACTCGAAAGCACAACATTCCAAAAAGCGTTTGCTGATATTGATAGCGACCCCTCTAATTCCTCATTAACTGACACACAAAAATTAACCTTGGCTCGAAGCCAGGTTGCAGAACAAGCTGCTAATAGTGTTACTGCTGATCCTCGGATGCTGGCTATTAATATTGCCGCTTCTACATTGGGGGATCATACCCTAGCAAAATTGCTTACTAAAAAGATGGCAACTAAAAGTGTTATTTCTAGTGCAGCGACGGGAACCTTCGCGGAAGGCAGTACTGAGTTTGCTCAAGGTGCCTCCCAGCGATATGTCCAGAATCAGCAATTAATTAACACCGCAGGCCAAAAAATTGACCCGATGAAAGATGTTTTTGAAACAGGGGCCAACAATGCAATTGTTGGGGGTGGCATTGGTATGGGTGCGGGAACTATCGGTGGAATTCGCGGCCGCAGATCAGCAGCAGAAACCACACCAGAGACTCCTGTTGATATCGAGGGTTCACCCGTATCTGAAAATATCGATCCCTCCCTACAGCCAGAAATGACACCGCAGGCAGAAAATCAGGCTTCCCCTGAAGTGGCTGTACAGCAGAGTTCAGTGAGTGAAAATGGTGTACCTAACTCCCAGATTGATGATTTCCGCGATACCCCAGCTTACTTACGTCAAGATCCTCGGGTGCAAGGTTTTGCTGATGATAGCGATGTTCAGCGTTCACTTGCAGAGCCAGAGGCACAACCGACCGCACAAGATCTGATTCAGCAACAAATGGAGTCGGGCGAGCAAGGCTTTACACCTGATGAGTTAGCGATACTTCAGCAAGCTGACCAGATTCGGGCGCAGCGAACTCCACGCTTGCCAGCGCCCGGCAATATTCATCCGGGGGAAGGCTTCCCGATGCCGGGGCCCATTCAAGGTGATGAATCTCAAGCGGGTGCAGCACCACAATTTACCGCAGGGGAACAGACTCGAGGGCAAGTGTATTTGCCGAGAGAGCAGGCTGAACAACAAGGTGCGGTGCGCGAAACCCATACCTACGATGGACAAACAGATCCGCAGGCCATTACCGATAAAAACATCATCTTTGCCGAGGGGCCAGTTGTTAATCCGGATGATGTTCAATCAGGGCAAACACCACAATTTGAGGGAGGGCAGCGTAAAGATGTACGCCGCTTTACGGAGGCCATGGGTGGGCAGCCTGAAGCCACCATTACCGATCAGCGTCAGCGTGCGGGTGGTGTCCCTATTGATGCTCGTACCGAAGCTTATGCAAAGGGTGAGACTCTTGGCGAATTAAGGTTATTTGCTGGTAAACCGTTTTCCAGCGAAAAAGTGGCTCGATACTCCAAGTGGGCCAAAATGCCCGGTGCTGTTATTGAGCCGGTAGGTGACGGTTTTGGTGTTCGGCTAGCGCCTGAGCCAACTGATAATCGCAAAGCATCAGCCAAAAAAGATCACATTGAATCAGGAACTCCCCAAGGTGAGTTGAGATTGAATCATGGCAAGCCATTCCCCAATGAGAAAGTGGCCAGATTCACTAAGTGGGCCAAAATACCGGGGGCAGTGATTGAACCGGTTGGTGATGGTTTTGGTGTGCGATTGCCACCTGAACCCACAACGGCTAACACAAAAACAGCGCCCTCCAATGAGGGCGTTGTGGCATCTGGTGAACAGCCAGTCGGTGAATTAAGACTGCATCTCGGCAAACCCTTCAACAGTGAGAAAGTCGCTAAGTATTCCAAGTGGGGCAAAATGCCGGGTGCCACGATTGAACCGGTAGGAAAAGGCTATGGCGTTCGCTTACCCGTACCTGAGCCAGTGGGTCAAGCCAAAAACAGTAACGTAAAAATTGATGATTTTGGTGAAGAACTCAAAGGGGCGGCGAAGCATAAATGGGGCCAATTGGCAGAGTCACTGAAAGCCGATCATGATATTGAAGAAATTAAGAAACAGCCTCTTTCGAAACTCTTCCCGCACCCTGATTACAGCAAAATGCATGAAAATGGCATTGAACCAGAGAAACTGGCATTGCTTGCAGCATTGCGCTCGTTTATCCCGACCAAACCAGGCTCCCCTTATAAGCTTAATCAGTGGGCTGAACAGGTTAAGGGGGTTCGTGATTTAGCGAGTTCCATTATCAATAGCCATGCGAGTGTTGACGATATAAAAACCATTTTTCGCAGTAAGTCCTCCTTGCGTTCTGCCGCTGATACCATTGATCTGATCTCACAGTTCAAACCTGAACAGATGGCCGAGGCATCCAAGTACGCCATCCATTCCGGTCATTACACCTATTTTGACGGCAAGAGCTATCCCGGTGGTAAAACACTGTATCAGCTGGTCACGCCAAGGGGAGTGATAGCAAATATTTCAGCGGGATCCATGGCGGAACTCTTACCCAAAGCCAAGGCTTTTATCGAGACTCAGCTCAATAGTGATAAAGGGGAAGCAGTCCCTAAACAGGCTAAGTTGGAGATCTATACCCGACGGGCAGACAAGAGTGTGTTTATTGGCTACAAAGGGGCCATGGGCGTGTTACCGCTTAAAGCTGGCTTCAAAACACCTACCGAAGCACGCGCTTATCTGGCAGAGAATCGCGCTGAAATAGAAGCCAAACTGGATAAATTACGCAAAACATCGCGAGAAGAACAACGCAAATTAACCAACGAGCCCCGGATAGGAATTGAACGCCGTAATGGCAATGTGACGCCTGAGCAATTTAGTGATGCATTTGGCTTCCGAGGTGTGCAGTTTGGTAACTATGTTGAGGGTGCGCGCCGACAAACTGAATTAAACGATGCTTATGACTCGTTGGTTGATATGGCCGAATTACTGAATGTGCCGCCACAAGCGCTGTCCTTGAATGGCGAGTTGGGCTTGGCATTTGGCGCGCGAGGTAAGGCGGGGGCCAAAGCACATTATGAGCCTAGGCAAGTGGTTATCAATCTCACCAAAGGTAATGGCGCAGGCTCACTGGCTCATGAGTGGTTCCATGCACTGGATAACTATTTTGGTACCTATGATGTCCATGGCGAGTCGTCCGGTAAACGTTCATCCGAATTTATTACCGATCGTAGACGTCCTCGTTATGAGTTTAGCAGCGGCAAAAAGCAAGAAATCATCCATCCGGTCAGGCAAGAGGTGCATGACGCCTTTAAGAGCGCCGTCGATAAAGTTACCCATAGTGGAATGATGGAACGCGCTGCATTGCTGGACGGTGGCCGAAGCAAAGCTTACTGGACGACTAAACTGGAAATGTCAGCGCGGGCTTTTGAACGCTATCTGCTGGATAAAGCCGAGAGTAAAGGTATCACTAACGATTATCTGGTTAACCTGCGCAAAGCTGACGAACACGCAAATCCTAAAACCTATGCTTATCCAACCGAAGCTGAATTAAATGGCGGCGTGCGCCAGGCATTTGATCACCTATTCCAAACCCTCAAAACCAAGCCAACCGATAAAGGTATCGCTTTCTATTCGCGTAAGGGTACTGACATTGGCAAAGGCAATGTGATTTCAGATACCGGTCATACCGCCGCTGGCGACAAACCCACTCAGGGAATACGGCAAGGGCGGGCCCAAGTTATCGCTGATGTCTGGGTGCGCAATTTGAATGGCGCAGCCAAAATCAAAGTTAAGGTAGTGCAAACCCAAGCTGAAGCGGCTGCCATGATGCCGAGCGGGATCCCGAAAGAATTCGGCATTGTCCATGCTATTTATCAGCCGGAACTCAGCCGGGTGATTGTGGTGGCGGATAACATTACTTCCGACCGCGAGCTTCGGGCGAAATTACGTCATGAGGTCTTGGCGCACCACGGGCTGGCTTCAGTCATTGGTGATGTGGAATACGACCGTATCATGCGCGTATTACATCAGACTCGCGACAGCAAAAATAAAGAAATTCAGGATGTTTGGCGGGAAGTCGATAAATCATACCGCAATGAGTCCCCTGAAATGCAGGCTAATGAATTCTTAGCCCACATGGCGGAGCGCTCAGAACTCAGCGGTCTTGGGGCGATGTGGGACCGTTTTGTTTCTGTGTTGATCAATGCGTTGAAGAAAACCGGCATCATGAATGTGAATGATATTTCGCCAACTGAGATACGCAATATTCTGCGCACCGTCGCCGGGCGGTTTAAAAAGACGGCTATGTATGATGGCGAACAACCCGGAACGCGGGAGTTTGATAATACTTTCTCTCGCTCTGATGCGTTGTATTCGAAACATGATGATGTTGACCCACTCAAACCAGTGCCGGTGAAAGCCGAACAATATAGATCTGAGCTTGATAAAGCGATGCGTTCGTTACGGTCCGATGACATAACGGTTTCAATAGGCAGAACACCGCCGGTACTCCGTGCGCTTGGCGCTCCCAATGTGGAGATGGTAATTTCTCGTGATACGGTACGTAAAGCGACCAATGGAATAAAACACAGCGTACCGACTGAGGTCATTGAGCAACTTCCTGAGCTGATGCATGACCCGTTAGCAGTATATCGCTCAGCAACACAGGATAACGCAGTAGTTGCTCTTCTGGAGGCTCATGATGCAAACGGAAACCCAGTGGTTACTGCTATTCATATGAATGCAAAACGTGGGCGCTTGGAAGTTAATCGAGTTGCTTCAGTGTATGGCACTGTGGGGGGCATGGCGAAAGTTCAAGGTATGGAGGATGCTGGTTTAGCGTTATACCACCGAGAAAAACAAAACCCCGATAAGCTTCGTTCTGTTGGGCTCCAATCGCCCAAGGAGAACACTTATCAGGGTTCAGAATCCCAATCTGGTACGGCCCAAGAGCTTCAATTGCTCAAACGCGGTTCACCAAATCAAGACTCAGTTGAAAATATACTCTCATCGACCGATATTCGCAAGAATAAGGCACTTTACTCCCGCACTGCTAACCCATCAATGGATGCTGAAACCAACCGCAAAATGGGCTTCAACGTTGAGCAGGGGTGGTTTGATAAGGCCAAGACTTTCTACGGCACCGTGACCAGCAAAGATAAAACGGAACTGAAAGCCTGGCTAAAAGAAACCGGTCGTAAACTCAATACTAAAACCTTTGATGGCATGGCTCCGCTGAAGTATGCCGAGGATGCCGCTGGTATCAATGATGCACGAAGTTCTGCCTACATTGGAGCGCGTATGGCTGCCGGGGCAGGCTCTGTTACTGCCGCCACTTTAGAGCATGGCTTGCCGCGCTATAACAAAGCCGAAGGGATAGTAGAGCGACAATCCGGTACCGGTAAAGAGGACGCTCTTATGGGTATTCTCGACGGACTGGGAAACCATCGGGAAAACTTCTTTAAATGGATCGCCGGCCATCGCTCTGAACGGCTGATGAAAGAGGGCAAAGAGAACAACTTTAATGCCGACGAAATTGCTTATATGAAAACCCTTAACCGGGGTAATGAAGCCTTATACGACAGCCAGAAGAAAAAATATGATGCTTTTATTAAGTCGATTCTGGATCTGCAACAAGATATGGGATTGATTGATCCGGAAAGCCGCGCACAGTGGGAGGATGCCTGGTACTTGCCTTATTACCGTGAAGCAGAAAATGGCGAGGTGAAAGGGCCGTGGACCAGCAAAGGCATTGCCAACCAGAGCAGTACCGTACGCAAGTTAAAAGGCAGCGATTTAACCATCAAGGATCCTATCGAAAACCTGTTTAACTATGTGGCGAAATCGGTTGATGCTTCAATGAAAAATGAGGCCATGCGTCGCTCAGTGGTCAATCTTGTGGATACCGGCGTGCTGGAGGTGATTGAATCACCTAATAAAATAGATTTTGAGCGTATCGGCAAAGGTGTAGTTAAGGTGTTTATTGATGGGCAGGAAAAACTGGTTCAGGTTAATGATCCGGAACTGTATCGCGCCTTTACCATGATAGACCTAGAGCGCAGTAACTCTACCTTTATGAAAGCGGCCCGCCAGGCTAAAAAGGTGCTGACCGTCAGCACCACATCGATGCCTGACTTTATCATCCGTAACTTTATGCGTGACTCTATTCATTCATGGGCCATTAACAAAGATGGTTTTAAGCCGGTTACCGCTTCATGGGCCGGATTTAAAAAAGCATTACGCACTGATGATAGCTTGGTGGATATGATGTTCGCCGGTGCCACTTTTGGCGGCGGTTACTCGAATGTTTATGATCCGGCATCGACTGCTAAAACTATTCGTAGTGTTCTACGGCGTAAAGGTTACAACGACAGTCAAATCCACGAATTCGAATCCTCCATTGCTCGTAACAGCAAAGAGGTGATGGGTAAGATTGAACAGGGTTTGCATAAATATAAAAATCTCAGCGAAGCGGCAGAGAACGCTAACCGACTGGCCACTTATGAGGCCGCAATTAAATCAGGGAAAAGTAAAGCTCAGGCAGCCTTTGAATCGCGTGATTTGATGGACTTCAGCATGATGGGGGCCAGTAAAATCATGATAAACCTGAGTGATATGCTGCCATTTTTCAACGCCCGTATGCAAGGGCTGAGTAAGTTAGGCCGAGGTATCAAAGAGAACCCGCGCGAAGTGCTGAAACGCGGCGGCATGATCACCGCAGCCTCGCTGGCACTGATGGCGCTGAATTGGGACGACAAACGTTATGACGAGCTTCAGGACTGGGATAAAGACACTTATTGGCACGCATGGATTGGCGATCAGCATATTCGTTTCCCGAAACCGTTTGAAATTGGCTTGATGTTTGGCACCTTGCCGGAGCGATTTGTCCGTGCGCTGGGCGGTAAAGATACCGGGGCTAAATTTGGCAAGCTGGTGGCGCATAACTTTATGGAAACCATGGCATTCAACCCTATCCCACAAGTCGCGATGCCGATTGCCGAGGCTTATGTTAACTATGATTTCTTCAAAGGCGGGTCGATTGAGAACATGGCCGACAGCAACTTGATTGCGGGTGCCCGTTATAACGACCAGACCAGCCTGTTAATGCGCGAAGTGGGTGAGGCGACCAATATGTCACCGAAGATGCTTGATCATATTGTGATGGGTTACACCGGCAGCTTAGGCGGTTATGTTATGGGGGCGACCAATCTTCTGATGCGTAACCTGAAAGACTACGGTGAAACCCCGGCCATGCGCCTGGATGAACTGCCGGTGATTAAATCATTCTTCCGGGGATCTGACCCGGCCAAGTCTACCCAGTTCACCGAAGATTTTTACCGCATGATGACCGAAGCCAACCAGATCAACAGCACCATTAACAGCTTCCGTAAGCAGGGCCGTGGCGATGATGCCAATGAATTGATAGAGGAAAATAGAGGGAAATTATCGCAGCGTCAGGGGCTAACAGCGACGCAAAAGCAAGTGAAAGCACTGAATGCCCAGATTGAAATGATGAGGCGCGACCGGATACTCACGGCGGATCAGAAAAGAGAAAAAATTGACCGACTGATGGCAACCAGAAATAAACTGGTACAGCAGGCGGTGGAAAGGGTGAATCCGTATTTTAATAAGTAATTTAAAGGGGGGGGTGAAAGAACTCCCTGATTTATTAACTTTTGGGTAAAGTACCGGCAGGAATCATGGCAGCGCGTGTGGTGAGCTTTATTTTTTTGAAACGGAGTACCAGTGAAGAAAGAAAAAGGCATTTCTAAGTACAAGTTGAATCAAATCGCTACAGAATCTTTGAGGAATACTATCCGGCTTCACTTTGACTCAGTGCTGCTCTATGAGAACGGATCGTATCCAAGCGCATTTCAACTTTCGGTCTTGGCTCTTGAAGAGTTCTCAAAGGCCAATTGGGTGGACCACTATATTTGGTCATCTGAAACCAATGGAGGATACCCAGATATTGAATTCGAGCAGGAGTGGTTAAGGCTTCTGTATCTACACCCAAAGAAGCAATGGAACTTTGTAGCAAGAGAAACAAATGATTACTCTCCAAAGTTTATTTCTCTGATTCAGAACAGAAAGCTAGAAGAAAAAAAGCAAAATGCTATATATGTCGGCTTATCGCGCACAAAAGGAAAAATTGATACAGATAGTCGAGTTTCTACTCCTTTGAAAATTAAACAAAAAGATGCTAAGCAGTTTATTTCAATAATCAATGATGAGCTACTTAGAATATGCACTCGTATTGAAGATAACGAATGTTACTTCGAAGGCGGGAAAAATATGGACGAAGTGTTCGACTATGAAATTTATAAAAAACTTTTGAAATGGCCTCACAAGAGTAGAATATATAATAATGGCTGGAGAAAGAAAAACCACCTACGAAACTAACAAACGCATGCTGCGAGTTGGTTTTCCGCTGTGCAGCCAAATCAGCTACAAATTAGTGATTTCAAGATAATCGATTGAAATAAAGGTAGATCAGCATTAATTTGGGATGAGTAAAAATCATGAAAGAAAACAGGAAAATGTTCGTCGTGCTGACCCCGAGCCTCTTATTGAATTGTTATCCCTCATTAAGGATTTGCATATAAATGGAAAACCCAAAATTATTCATTTCTTACAGTTGGTCTAACCCAACCCATGAACAATGGGTGATCGACTTAGCTAACGAGCTAACAGAATCTGGTGTTCATGTAATTCTTGATAAATGGGATCTAAAAGAAGGTCATGATTCAGTTGCTTTTATGGAAAAGATGGTTACAGATCCCCAGATAACTAAGGTAGCTATCATATGTGACGAGATATACGCAACAAAAGCTGATGGTCGTGCTGGAGGTGTAGGTACTGAAACTCAAATCATCTCTCGTGAAGTTTATGAAAATCAAGAACAAGGAAAATTTGTAGCGATCATTCCTGAGAGAGATTCCCAAGGTAAAGCATACCTACCGACATATTATAAATCCCGAATATATATTGATTTAAGCGAAGCCGACAGCTATACCGATAATTTTGAAAAACTGTTACGTTGGGTATATGACAAACCCCTTTATACGAGGCCTGTGATAGGAAAACAGCCTTCTTTTTTGGATAAATCAGATGGAATATCGCTGGGAACAACATCAATACACAAGAGAGCTATATCAGCAATTAAAGAAAATAAACCATTTATATCTGGTGCATTGGACGAGTATTTTTCTACCTTTAGTAGTAATCTTGAAAAATTTAGAATCACTGATAAAGAAGGTGAGTTTGATGATAAAATCCTTGCCAGTATAGATGATTTTACCCCGTACAGGAACGAGGCAATTACATTATTTATTGCTCTCGCACAATATGCACCAACAGAAGAAAACATCCTTAAAGTTCATCGTTTCTTTGAAGCCTTGATCCCCTATATGAGTCACCCTGTAAATGGTAACCACTGGAATGAATGGGACTTCGATAATTTTAAGTTTATTATTCATGAACTTTTCCTATATGTGGTCGCTATTTTCACAAAATATGAAAAGTTCACAGAGGTTAACGTATTATTGTCACAGCAATACTATGTAAAAGAAAGAACTAATTATGGTAAGAATCCAATGGTTGGATATGAGGTTTTCCGAGAATATTTACGTTCCTTAGGGCATCGAAATGAACGGTTGAAACTAGGTCGTTTATCTATTCGTGCAGATCTACTTGAGCAAAGAAGTAAAAGTTCTGGTATAGAATTTCGTTATTTAATGCAAGCTGATTTTATATTATTTATTCGAAATGGAATACAGAAAACTGACCTTTATACCCGTTGGTTTCCAGACACTTTACTGTATATTGGTCATTTTCATAGTGCATTTGAAATTTTTGCAAGATCTTCATCAAAGTCATACTTTGAAAAAGCAAAATGTATTCTAGGCATAGATAAACCATCAGATCTTAATGAGTTGATGGAGGCTTATAGAACAGATACTCAAAGTGTACCAAAATGGCAGTTCGAGTCATTTAGCCCTTCGGTATTACTTGGCTTTGAACAATTAGCAACAAAAGTATAACAAGAAATTGTTATCGGAGAATTTTTCATCTGCGCTCAAAATTATTCAGAGCGCAGCGTTTGAGTCTATTTCTTTGTTATAATAGTCCGAGGTGTTTCCTGTGAGTAGCTCCATGCCAAGGGCAAAAGTTGATATATCTCTTTGTGTTATTCCGTTCTGTAGATTTGTGTTTTACTATTAAAGTTTTCTTGTATTGGAGAATGATACAATGGGTTTTATTATGAATGATGTTATGTGGTGGAAAATATCACTTAATGGGTTTATGAATGGCTGGTTACCTGGCATTCTGACATTTCTATTAGGGGTGTGGTTTTCTAAAATATCTGACCGGAGAAAGCTTAGGCAGAAACTGAAGAATGATATTCTGGAGATTTTCATTCCTGTTTTTAATTCTGGCGAAACTATATCAATATCTATCGCAGAAGATGCTTGTCAAAAAATCAGAATGACGTTTAAGGCCTACAAAAGAATCTATCCAAATATATTCAATAGAGAATCAGAAAAGAAATTAGGAGAATTACTCAACGAAGGTTTTGTAGTGAATAATACAGTAAATAAAAAATTTCTAGAGCCTGAATACATCCAAAACTTGATACAAAATTTATAGTTGGTGTATTGGGTTACGAATGGTTAACTCACCAGTGAAGATAATAAATAATGTAATTTTTCGTTTACCGCGTCGGATTTAGAAAATGAGCGCCGGTGGCACTTTGGTTGCTTCACGTTCTTAGCAGACTGTCAGATTGAGTGGCGATTAATCTACATTACAGCATCAATATTTATTTGAGGGCATCTTTAACAATGACGAACAGAACCAATAACAGAATAAATCCGATGATCCCTAAGATGATGCTGGTATTACTGTCCATATGTATATTGCCTTTACCTGCCAGCAGGTAAGCAGCGATAACAAACGGTATACAAAGAGCAGGGTGGATAGTGATCATTACGGCGGCCAGTATTAGGCAGACTATAAATAGTGTCGATGTCAT